TAAATTTTTGCATCCTTTGGTAACGCAACAGTCAAATATGTCCACAACAAACCAGAATAATTAAATACTCCACAATCGCCAGGATTAACAACCAAAAATCGTTCAACATAATTTTCCGGAAAAGCATAAAAACCATGCATTTCTGGCGGTTGATGACCGGTATTTTTCGAACTTCTATAATAAGCATTTTTCTTGAAATTTTTTCCACCACAACGTACAAACTTTAACGTTTTAAAAGGAGAAAAATTTGGTTTATATTGAATGGAAATCTTTTCTAAATCTTGTGAAGCTTGACTAGATTCATCAAGTTCATCAGCCAATCCAGCAGCCTTTAACTTGCTATAGTACTTTGGATCTTCCGAAAGGTGATCGAGCGCAATTTCAGCAGCTTTTCTAGGGTCGGACGCATGCTCCATTTCGACCTTGATTCCCATCTTTAATTGAACAGGATCAACGTCCTTTTTGGAAAGCTTATCGCCTTTGCCACCTTTGAGAAAATTTGACATATTTTAATAGTGCTTTTCTACTTCATCCAGCAAATATTTCATTGTCGGTACACCAATAATCGAAAGAATAACCTGTCCCTCTTTCCAGAAAAGAGTACAGGGAGCCTCATCTAAAATACCATGCTTTTCTCTGAAGAGGGCAACATTATCAAGAGGGACTTCACACACATGCACAAAGCGATACTCTTCTTGCACAATTTTCATTTTATTTTGCAACACAACATTCTCTTTTTCATCGCTTCCTGTCGCATACTCAACAATCAAGTTCTGCATTTATTAACCGACTCCTACTGTTCCTGACCAGTTATCATTGAGCATCTCTGCTTCAATGTTTGCCATACCAGCGATTACAGTAGCCTCTGCATCACCTCCGAGATAAAGCCTTACAATTCGCCAATCTCCCGTAAAGCTTTCAGAAGTAGCTAAACTGAAATAGTTTCCATTGCTCATTCCGTTCTCGGAAAAACCTACATCAAGAGAACCAGAATCACAACGCACACAAACAAATCTGGTTACTTTTGGAAAATCAATTTCTGTAATCGATCCACTTGTACATGCAATCGAACTAGAGGCAAAAGGAATTCCAGAAACCTGATAACTTCCTACGTTTCCTAAGCCGTTCTTTGGTTGATAAATATCACTCATTATACTCTCTCCATTACTTGCTTCCAGTTTTTTCTGCCACCGGCAATCTCTGTAATTAGACCTAAATTGACTCCTTCGTCATTTGGATCTACATCAGCCAATGGACCCTTTGCGGCAGCAACGCCAGGATTATTACCAGCAGCTAGTTCTTGCATTGGATCGCCGCCAATTGCTTCTGTTCCTTCGAATATGTCTGCACCAATTCTACTTCGAAGAGATTCAGCGATTCTTCTTCTGGAAGCTGCAATCTCTTCTTGCTTGGCAATCAAAGCGTCATCATCTACTTCACTATTTTCCGAAGGATCGTCTTCTCCAAGAGAATGACTTTCATATGCTTCCGCAAACTTGTTCTTTCCAGAAGAAGGCTTTGCTCTCTGTTCTCTGACAACTTGACGAGGGGCAACATCATTGACAGTCAAACTCATTGACTCTCGAATAATCGTTGAAATTACACCTTCTTCAAGAATGCATTCTTTTAACGCTTCCTTGATTAATGGCTTCAAAAGTGCCTTTAATTTATTGCGATCCATTTCTTCCTCGTTTCTCTTAGATTGAATTTTCTCGAACATATCGCTGATAGGCTTTAGTCACCAATATGTCCAAGCCGTCTTCGCCATCAGATGTAAAAGCAATATCCTGATCAGATAAAACTTGTGCCGCTACAATTCGCATCTTTCGACTAATCATTCCCAATTCACCCGGAGGCGACTGTCTAAAACTGTGACAAGCGGCTCTAAATCCAGGGTCTTTCAGCAGCTTATCTGCCGGATCTTTCTTTCCAAATCCCAAAAATCCTTCCTCCAATGCAAACTCTTTTGGTCCATGATGCTTTGCAAAGTCTTGTACTTGTCGAATTGCTTCTTGAACATGCGAGCGAACAATCTGCTCAATCTTGTCAGATAATGATTCATGCTCATATTCACCTGGATAATCAGAATGCTGAGAAACATATGTATCGATCAAAGTATCAGTCAATGTTTCAATGCACTGTTCAATTTGTGGATTCGGAACTGTCTCATCTTCATTTACAAAAGGCAGATCAAGATCGGCAATCTCTTTAAGGATGATTTTCTTTAATACTGCTTCAGTTAATTTCATGATGCTGGCACCACGTCATATAGTTTTTGATTTTTAAAATCGATCTTGTTTTGCACGAAGAACTTTTGCAAAGCCTGTCGTTCGTTCGACGCATTCACTTTGGCTACCTTTTTTCCATAAGATACGATTTGCCAAGACGAAACATCATTTGCACTAGCATCTTGCTGATTTTTAAGCCAATCTACTTCTCTATTAACAGAATGCCCGTTGCCAGAGCTAGCATAAGTGTCAGATGGAAAATCTCTCCAAGTTTCCTTGATGATCTCTCTAATAATTTGCTTTAATTGAGATTCAGTTAATTTCATTTATTGTTTACTCCGTTCAAAATTTTGATCATCATTCGATTAATTCGATCTGCTTTTGTATATACGTCGCTAAAACGAACTTTTGATTCATGCAACATTGTCGGCTTCATGAAAGCTCCGGTAGTTGATGGTTCCGATACAATATCAAAACAAACAAGCTCAAAATCATCTTCAACCATCAAACCTTCACTGGTTTCTGTTAGCGTTCCAAGACCTCTGGAAGAGATTCCAACCTGAACGCCATCACGCACTAATGCTTCCAGAATTTTACCGGAAGGCGTGGAAAGCACTTTAAGCGTCCCCATAACGTCCTTTCCGTTCCACCAAGTTCTTGTGATCATATGAGAAGCATTTTTTAATTCGACTAATTCTGAGGTCGGGTGATCACAATTATGGGTAATAAATATTCTACCATTTTTACGAGCAATCCAAGTTTTGTTCTCAACCGTTACACAGTATACATTATCGTCATATTCCACTTCGTTAATATTCAAAAATTTCTTATAAAAATAAGAACGATTTGTAACACTTTCAGACGAAATGTACAATTTTCTACAATTCTTGGTTTCAATCAACCTACCCTCAATCATCCGATCTTTTTGTGTTCTCTCGGACATTACAGAACCACTACCCAATTTCAGAAAGATTTCAGACACATCATTTGCTAATCGATAAGAAGTTGTGTGCAACTCCCTCATCAATTCGCCTTTTTTGTTGTGTCGATTTCTGCCATCGCCCTTAAGCATCCATTCGAGCAAAATTTCAAGTCTACGAACGTCCCATTCTTTAACTTCCTCTGGAATGTATTTCTCCCACGATTTCCCCAATGGTCTTACATAATCGAATACGTCTTTGTTTACAACAGAAAAAGAAGTCTTATTGGAAATTTTATTTGTAGTCTCATAAATTCTCTCGCTAGCGAATAATGCATTAAATAATTTTCGAATTTCATTTTTGGTGTCTTCTTTTGTTTGAACTACAAAAACTCTCCAACCTTCTGCCCAATTTTTCTTGTCATAAGAAGTAAAACCCTCTGCTAAATAAATACCAAGAAAAGCTGCCCAAAGATCAGCATCATACGTATGAGAACCAATTGTAACAGTGTCAGCTTGCTTTCCATTCCACTTCATGCCGCCACGTCTAAAATATGAATGTTGAAGTCCCGAATCTGTCTCGAAATTCTCAGCAAACTCTCCAGCAGTGATTTCAAACGACTTATCGTATCGATCCCACAAAATCATTTTATGCTCTGGAGTGAGCAACATATCAATCTTGTTCTTGTTATGAATATGAATCATTTTTCCTTGATGCAGTCGTTCAGTCTTGATTAAGACTGGCTGAAGTTGCATTTCTTCCGTGTCGACATTAAATGTATAAATTTCTTCATTTTCTTTAACGTCAACAATCGATTTCCAGCCATCCTTCGTCAAGCACTCTGTTTCCCCATCAACACACTCACCTAACGCTCGATGTTCATTGATCATTTTCTGATAAACGTCCATCTCTCGCTTAAGTGTTTCATATGGATATACTCGACCATTACCATTCTTGGCATCTGCTCTTTGCATAATGCCAGTAAGATAAACAGCTTTATTGTTTTTGATATCAAGCTTCTCGGCTTCAGTTAGTAAATCTTGGCAAACGCCGCCAGGACAAAGACCAAACCACTCTGTCAGAAGAAACTTGCCAGCTACTTGATCTGTTATCTGGCTTTTAATGTTTTCCATCAATTGTATATCCTAACTTTCGCAAACGTTGATTTATCCGCTCAATCTCTTGCACTTCAGATCGCACCCTAGCTCTCAAAGCCTGCATATATTCTGATAATTCAAGCGCGTTCATTGCCTGCCAAGAGTCTTTTTGATCGCTATCTTTCTTGACATCCTCAACTGCTTCGCGAATCATCTTCTTAAGAATTAATTCTGCCAGCTTCATATAAGAACTCCACTAAACTACAGTTCGTTCAAATCCCAAAGAAATACTGTTGTTCGTATAAATTCTCTTATTTTCAGCTGTCGGAATATTCGCCAAGAGCGTAGATAACGTAAACGTTTCCCAATTTGGACTTGTTATATAGACTTTTGAAAATTGTTCAGACGAGCCAGTGCAATCAAGATCCTTTGCAACTTCAATACATCTACCATCCGACAAATAAACCGGAATAGTAGAAAAGGTAAACGAATCATTATTAAATATGAACGTATCGTCAGCGTTTCTAATGTAAACATCAGTAGCCATTAAAGCTAAACTACTAGTATATACCGGAATTGACGCTGAAGAACCAGTCTCATACACAAACATAAAACTATAGTCTTCGTTAAAATCTGATACGAAGCCCCAATTTCCATCTTTTAAAATTGCTAGCTCAAATGCAGAACCAGAAGAAATGGCATCTATATTATGATACGTATATAATGAAATCAAATTCTCTAATAACAAGTTTACATCGCCTGCGCTTCCAGTGATTCCATTTAAATCTTCAATTGTCACAAATGGATTTTCTGCATCAGGACTATTGGCAGCATTCAAAGCCGCCTTTTGATCGGCTGTTTCCTCTTCCGTTTCCAATACAACAACGCGCTCTTGCAAAGACGGAACGGGATTGAATACTTGCTCTGGCTCTAAAATTGCTCTTTTTTGCTGTTCGTTAATCATCTATCGTTATCTCCTTAAATCCCGTACATATAACGCCCCATTGACGTATATGCATTGATGGAACCCTTTCGTTCCTTTTGTGGCACCTCACCCAATTCCGTACTATTCTCTGCATCAGGCTCAAGCAATTGTTCTTCTTGAGCATCTTCTAATGATTGCCCCCAAGATAGATAGGGTTTTTCTTCCTCAATCCACTTGGCAATCATGAACAAGACCATCTTTGCAGGATCATAATCTTTTGATGATTCTGGATATGTTGCTTCCATTGAACTATAGATATTTCCCGCATGAATCGAATCTGGAAGAATAACACCCTTCGCTGTCAAGAATTTGAACAAGCGATTCTGTGTGTCGTAAACATGATCTCCGAATTCTTCTTTGGCGAACGTCAAAACCTTCTTTTGTGATGGCATCAACATGATATAAACGTCTGTATGATCATTTACCATAATATTGCCATCCATTGTCTTTCGAGCATTGAGCTTAATCGTCAATGGTGCAACTTCAGGTTTTTGTTCTTCGGCATTGTTGTTATTGCCGACTCTTATTTGAATGGTTGCTGGCATTAGTGTTCCAAATCCTTCGTTAATTCCAAGAGAACCTTCACAATATAATTTCTTAGCTTTGTGTCGGAAATTGCCAATTACGCTAACTCCTTAACCAACTCCTGAATTTGCATTACAGTTGTCAACATCTCTTCATCAATTGGTTTCTTGGCAAACGATTCAACAAGCTTTGTTACTTTGTTTGCATTCTCAAGCATTGCTGAGTCTTTCTCTTCATTGAACGCAGCAGTCAAAGCGTTCTTCAATCTTCCTAGTTCTTCATTAAGATAAGCCTTGAATCCAACTCCATTATCAGTGAACGAAAAGATCAGCTTGTTCAATAGTTGCTTTTGTTCTGAGAGCAGCTTTGGAGCATAGGTGTCTTCAAATTTCTTTGAGAACGTCTTGTATGTCAACGAATCAACTGGCTCAAGAATCGATTCTTCCAAAACTCTCTCGCTTTGTGTCATCGTCTTAATTACGGCTTCTTCCAGCACAATCCTTGATTTTACTGTCATGACTGGCGCTCTACCAAAAATCTGAGCAATCGTTGCTAAGTTCTTGTAGTTTGGAACAAAATTGTCCATGATTCTACTGTTCTTTTTTGTCTCAAGATCATGAATATCAGCAAGCAATTTCGATTGTTCTGCATAAAGCATGCCAGGATTCAATAAGCCTCGTACACGCTTGGCTTCAGCAAGAAACTTCTCGGCAATCCTACGAGATACACCAGTCTCTTTTGATAGTAGACGATATAGATAAAGCTCTTGTCCAAGCAAAGTCTTCTTATTGAATGACTCTTGAATGATCTTTAGCAGATCTTTTCTATAGCTCTCGTCCTTGTTCATCGCTGCCTTAGTATATTCACGAACAAGAACCTCAAATAGAAAGGCTGTATTTCGTTTCTTATTGTGCTGTTTCGTTCTCATTCTTCTTTGTTCTCTTTTCAAATGCTTCGACCAATCTTCTTGTTTGAACACTAGTTCGCAAAAGATCCGTTTCTTCTCGTTCATAACTAGTGTCTTGCTTCTCAGCGATTCCACGAGAAAGACTCTTGAGTTCTGGATAACCCTTCCAAACATTACGAGTTGTGTTCTTGGTGCTGGAAGAGCCCCATTGAGCGTTCATGTTTCTTGCTCTTGCTCCAATTGAACGCTTATCAACAACTTCTGGTCGATACATCTTGCCATTTGATCTTGGAGTGGTTGTTTCTTCTCTCTTGGCTGGTGCAGCAAGAAGCATTGAATCTTCATCTGTTCCACCTCCAGCTTCACCTTCTCCCGCATCTCCCATTACATCATCGGTTAGTTCGTCAATATCTGCATCTCCTTCACCACCCATATCACCAAAGAGATCTCCACCAGATCCGCCACCCATTCCACCTTCTTCGCCTTCTGAAATAGCTGCAATGGCTGCATCTTGTACAGCATCATAGTAACGTTCTCTTTGATTACGTTCAAACTCTTCTTCAGACAATGCAAAAATATTCTTGGCAACATAACGTCGAGAGAACATATTTTCTGTAGCTGAAGCACCAACATCAAACTTGGTCTTCATATATTCAAGTTCTTGTAGCTCTGCAATTCTGGAAGGGTTGTTGAAGCTTAGTTTGAAGTCGATAAGATCTTTGTCTCTGAATCCCAAAACGTAAAGATGAGCAATTGCAATCAGATAAAGCTCCGAAAGGAAATTCTTCTGAAGTCTCAATACTGTTTGAGCAAATCTTACATCTTTTGTTGCCAGGGTGGTCTTATCTTCATCGCCACCTTCACCTCTGAACAAATACGATTGAGGAACTTGAAGAGCAGCAAACAGTTTGTCTTTCAGATATTTTACATCATCAATTCCGCCATTATAGGACGAACCGTTTAGTTCATCAATTCTCGTCTTGGAATCACCGTGAATAGGAACATAGAAATCATTTTCAACTGCATAGTGAGCATTGTAACGGAGATCGAATCGACCAGAAGTTTGATCTAGTACCTGATTCTTCTTCATTACATTTTGAACGTTCAATACGTACTGTTCTACGTCTTCTGGAGCAATATGTCCAACATCAAGATAAATGACTCTTCGACCGGAAGAACGAACAATACGATATGAAAGCATGTAATCTTCTAACAAATTTAATTGTCTCCAGATACGCCGTGCGGGTTCTAATATTGACGTACCGTACGGTGCCATCTTATCATTACCAAGCAGTCTGAAGTGTGCCATTTGCCAAGATTCAAACGTTAGACCACCAGAGTTCCATTGATATTGCACATAGTTAGGATTGGTTGGATCTTCGCCCTCAAGGCGTTCGATTTCATGCGCTGGCAAAGCTATAGCATTTCGGATACCAGTCTTTTCATCGATATCGAGATACAGGAAAAAATCACCATATTTAATTGTACTTCGCACCCAACCGGAACCATTTAATTCGATATTTAGAATATCATAAAATAACGTATGTAATGCGCTTTTGATTTGAGCATTTGAACATTGAATACGTAACATTTCATTCATATCCGTACTAAATGTAATGCTGTCCATATACAAATTCAATGCTGAAGCAATAATTGGCTCATACTCCATTTGATCATAATCAATATATCTGCTCGTTCTGTTTTGATTGCTTAGTTGTGCTAACTGAATACTCTCAAATGGGTTGTACTCTGCTCTCTTGAAACTCTTTCCTGAAGCACTCTTGAACTTGTATTTATCAAGTTGCTTTCGCTTTAGATCATGATAAGTCTGAGCTTTGAGATTGATAATTGGACCACTGAACAGTCTCGTTAATCTCTTGAATAGCTCATTCTCATTATTATACGGATTGCGAGTATTTGTAGCCATCTTTATATCTCTTTCTTATCAACGTTTTGATTATGATACTTAATGACAGCATTAATCATATCAAGTAATTTTGGATTTTCTCTGATTGGATCATCAGAATCGCAAAGATCTACGTGCTGTGCGGTAAGAATCATAGGCTTTGCATGTTCATCATGTTTATCGCATTTATATGGAGAGAAGTGACTCAACTGTTCTTTGCAAACATCTGTAACATTTTGATAACTGGACTTACCGCACATACACAAAATTGCTTTACTTTCTCTCGTAAGAAGTATATACATTCTCATTCCAAAGCCCGTTATATACTCCCATGCCGCGCAAGCATGCCATTTATCCCTGTCTTCATAACCAGCAACGCACCAATGCGCGTCTTTACCAAGAATTCTAGCAGAACCGGGACTTGCAATATGAAATACTCGATTACCTTTATCATCAACGTATATCTTCTTGTGCTTTGCCTTCAATTGTGGATTTTTGCGATGCGCTATAGCAAGGCGCTCTAATTTATCTCCCAGTGAATATTCCATTTTTTTTGAATATTGAAGCTTGTAAATATCAAACTCATCCCCCTCGCGTTTCGCATTCTTTTTAATCAAGGCATGAAAAATTCTAACAAACCGTATAACTTCTCGTAAACTTTCCTCGGACTTATCAGTTCTGGCTTGCCATTCTTTCAAAATCCAAACAAGATATTTGTTATTGCCTGACGGATCATTTTTCGAGATATAATCAATCATATCTGCCAATTGCGGATACTTTTGCTTCAGATCTCGTATTTTGCTTTCCGATAAATGCATTCAGCCTCTCCTATCCAACAAAAACTGGAAACATCATGCCGCCTGGAATAACTTCATCTTTTGATATATCAAGTTGTCCTCTGGCTTCTTTTCTCTTCTGCATTATCTCTTTCGAGTCATGACCAGAACCATACCCAATTTGTCCTTCAATTCTCGTATCCATCGTTGCTGTAGATACATAGATAGAAGTCAATAGAGCTTTCGCATATGCCAATTCTTTTACATTTTGTGTTAATGCTGTCTCGCGTACCCAACAAGCAATTGCCAGAGCCATTACAAGATCGTCGTTATATCCTTTTGCTGCTTCTGCTTTGCCAGTCTCTTTGTAGATGAAGGTCTTCATTTCGTTCAATAAACGTACAGAACGAATTGTTATCTGCCTGTTTCGAACAAACTCTTCCAGCTTACCAAGAATGTGTGTTCTATTGCCCAAACCGTTTGGAGCAGTATTGAAGCCACAATGAGCCTTATCGTTTCTTGAGGCTCTGATTGGATCAACGTGATCGTGAGTGCCTTTTAATTCATAATACAGATTCTTGTATTGAATTGCATCTTTAAGCCTGTTCGCCACCATCCAACCCAAGTTATTATTCTCAACAACGATCATGCAGCCACCATACATTCTGCCAGTATTTGCTAACAGATCTGCAAAGAGATCTGGAGTTAATTTCCCTTGATATTCTCCGATCACTTCCATCGTATCCAATCGGAGAATATGAAAAACAGAATAGTCTTCTCCGTCACCTCTGGCAACGTCAGCGGAAATCAAATAATTTGCAACAGGATCGTAATGTTGCCAGATCCACAAGTTTCTGTCAAAAGCAATTCGTTCAACAGGATCGCGTACTTGCGAATCTTCCATTCTCTTGATATCTTCACCATCAATGAGCGTGGCACCAGAAGATAAAAATCCGCATGAATACTCTTGAGATACCTCGCGTTTTGACATATTGCGAGTTTCTTTTTCAAACCACTCATCATCACGATCAGGATGCAATCGCCAATGTAACTTGGTTGCACAAAAATCGTTTCTTCCAGCCTCACCGTCAACGTAATACTTGTAGAACCAACCTTGAGCACCATTGGGAGAACTAAGAGCAATGCATCGACCACCCAATGTGATTGTAGGACCAATCGAAGTCCATATATCAGACATACCTTCGATGTGTGCGCAATTCGAACTTACAATTCCATTTGCATAAAATTCATGATCTTTTTCGACTTCAAGCAGATCATAAAGCTCGATGTCCTCTTCAAAATATTTAATCTCTAATATTTCTACTTGTTCAGATAGAAGTTGACCAACTTGCAATTTATTAGCTGCCATAAAGCGACCATCATAAATTTTAAGTTTATGCTCATAAGAGCAAACTAACTCGCCTCTAGTGGTATTGATACGATAAAAACACTTTTTAGAGACTTTCTTGACACCAGAAAAAATACTCCAACCAGAAGGCGTTAAGACTTCCCACTCTGTTATACTTTTGATCGTATACAAATCGTATAGCTCTTGAATTTCGATTTCTCTGATCTCGCCAGTCTTTTTGCTTCGAACAGTTACTTTTGTACTTCCGGCAACACACTCGTCAACTACCAACAACGACAGAGCTTCAGAACGACCAGCATCTTCAGATTTGGCAGAAGCAACAAATCGAGAACCATTTGTTAGTTCCAAAGATTGCTTATTGTCAACAGAAATCTGTGCCGTATTATCAACTAACCAACCTGGAAGATTTGAAAAGATTGTCTTGACTTTTCTTACAAGGTTGACAGCAACAGACAATTTGGTTGCTATACCAAGAATGTTTCGGTTCTTCTGAAACAACATAAACCAAGCCACATAAGCAGATGTTAATGTTGACAGACCCATCTGTCTTGATTTCAGAACGATGTTGAATCTATGATCTTCAAACTTTTTTAAAGTCTCTTCCTGAAACGGGTAGAGAAGAAATGGCACTAGACCCTTGGTTGGGTGAACGATCTTTACGTAATTTTTAAGAAAATAGCTTGGATCGTTACCGCAACGAATTATCTCTTTCTGAATCTCTGCTTTTGTTGGAACATACTTTGGCATTCATTAATCTTTACGAGTTACGTTCTTTGGCTTCTCGACGCCTGGAAATTCTTCCTTACCAAACGCTAGAAAACTCTTCATTGCCTTCTTAAGCTTGTCATTCGAGGACTCTTCGGCACTTACTGAATCTGCTTCTGTTCCCTTAAGATTGAAAACCTGAGTAGCCGTTAGAATGGTTCTGATTCTGGAAATGTTCTGCACTTGAATATCAGGATCACCATCTCTAGAAATTGTCAGAGCCTTATTGGCAATCTTCTTGTACTCTTTCTTGATATAGGAAAGAATGTCAGATAGGGTCTGCTTTACTTCTCCTTCAAATCCTGGCTCGTGTACTTCCTGAATCAACACTTCTGCTTGATAGGTCAGAATCATCTTATCTCCAGAAAATTTTACCTTGAATCCATCAACCAATCTTGGATCGTGAATTGTCATTTCTTCTTCGCGTCTAAGACCAACCTTGATTGGCTTGCCTTCTGCATCAGTAGCGCCATAGTGAGCGTTAGCCTGTGCAACCTGTGCAATAGTTTGTACTACGTCAAGAATATCAGCCATTATAGTGTATCTCCACCTTGTTTATCGCTCCATTTTCTACCGGTCATTCGCTCGTATTGACGCTTCGCTCTCTCTTCAGGAGGTAACGTACTTAGTGGACTCTTGCTTTGTCTTGGAGTAGGTACAGGATCGATCTCTTCTTTCTGAAGATTCTTCATCTTATCCTTGCAACCACATGGCTTTGCAACATTTCCAACGGGACTTTGCTTTGCCAGCTTCTTTGCTTTAAAGGCTTCTTCAGCTTCTCTCAGAGCCTTTGCTGTTGCAGCCTCAATCAATTTTCGACGATCAATGTTGATAGTTGTCATCTTACCACTCCTTTTTTAATCGAGCAAATATAACAGCATCCATACAGTTTGAAGTAAACTTCATCTCTTGCGTGTTGACTTCTCTTCTCACAAATTGGACACTTTTTTCCAAAAAGCATTGACGAATCTGTCTTTTTAAATAGCTTTTCATCAATTAAAACGTCTTGTTCTAGTTCTTTACGAACAACAACGTTCTGCGCTTCCTTTATTGCCATCTCTCTTGCTTGTTGAATATATTGTTTTTCTTTCTCAATATTCCAATTTGCTTTTGGATGATCGATGGCATCGTTGCCGTATTTCTTGGCAACTTCCTTCTCTACTCTAGCAGCATAATCATAATCGATTTTCTTCTCGGTGTTCATTTATCCTACTGCTTTTTTGAAACTTTCGAGTCTAGCAATGCTTGTGCGCCAAGATAAGTCATGGCAACATAACTCCATAAATCCGGAGTAATTTTACCAAAATATAGCAGTGCCGTTGCAGCCACCAATACCAATAATTTTCTTGACATAAACTTCATGAACATTTATTCCTCCCACCTTGGAGCTTGTTGAACTTTCTTAATTGGCTGTCGAGCTACCCATTGTTTAAGCCCTACAGCATAGCCCTCTTCATAAGCCTTTTTCGCAGTACCACCCTTTAATCCACGAGAAACCGAATCATTCATTTCCTTGCCAACTGAACCATCAAGAATACCAGCCGAATAATACCTATCATATCCGTATAATTCTCCAGCTTCTTCATTAAGATGATCGTCGACGATTTCTTTCAAAGCCTCCTTGATTAGTACTGTTAGCTGTTCTTGCTTAAGATGGATCTTATCGTTCATTTGAAAGTTCCTTAATCGAATTCTATTGTAATTAGAGGGCTAGAATGTGAGCGACTCAGATCCGAACGGAGGCGTAGCCATCAACCTTATCAATCGTGATGATCAAATCGGCTACATCTTTGAGACTATCAAGGTGAGAAATGAGAATCACCAACCTAAATTGAAGCTTCAACAAGTCGAAAACACGAATAAACCCTTCCATTCGTTCTTCATCAAGTCCGGTAGCAGGCTCGTCCAAAATAAAGGTTGAAAATTTTGGTAAATTGCCAATCTTCGTTAAAGCCAATCGAATTGCCATTGCAGCAATTGTTTTCTCTGCTCCAGAACCCATCTCAATTGGACGAGACTCATGCTTTGGATGCTTAATGAAAATGTCCAACCGATCATCATTATTTTCGAAAAACACTTCAAAATCAACAATATTTGCTAGAACCTTCGCAACTTCATTATTTAAAACTGGAAGCATACTCTTGATAATGTCGTAACTGATACCGTTAGAATGCATACAACGCATGAACAAATCATAAGACGCAAATTCATTTCTTAATGTTTCTCGCTCTTCGATCTTTTCGGTTACAGAGTTGATTTCACCTTCAAGTTTACCATGTGTCTTATAGGCTTCAAGACGTTGTGTTGTTAGCCTACTGAGTTCTTTAGCATATTTGATTGACAACTTTTCCGCTTCAGATAATTGCTCAAGCAGACTCTTGGCGCTATCAATCAGCTTTTGATCTGCCTTGCTCTTTGCAATTCTCTGCTGCAACTCAGAAACGTATCCTATAAGCACAGAAAGGGCGTTTTCATCCTTTTCAATTAGAGTCTGGTTAGTTAGTACCTCCTGCTCAAACTCTGTCTTCTGAGAGGCTAATTCGGCATATTTGTATAGTAGATCCTCAATTTTTGTTGGCTGCAATGCTTCCTTGTCTGCTGTCAATTTTTCAAGCTGTTCTGACTGCAACTTTAGATTATTACAAACGTACTCGTTCTCTGTCTTTGCCTTGAACGCATCTCGAATAAACTTGCACGCAGGAAACTGTTCTCCACAAGGAACCTCAAGAAGCAATTGAGTCTTCTTATCATTTGTCAACTTGTTTCTATTAAGTTCTGCAACTTTTTCTTCAATCTTCCTGGCTTCAGAAGATAGTTGCTCGATTAAATCTTGTTGCTTTCGACAACCTTCAATATCAAACGTATCAAGCAAATGATTCAACTTCGCGATAAGCTTGTTAAGCTCTTCATTGCGATCCAGCAAAGAATCTCTTTCCGAAGTCAATGCATCTTGTTGAATTAGCTTCTTAGCTAGTTCTTCTTCTGTCTCAGTAATTTCCTTGATATCCTTTGGAATCAAAGCCAACTGCTGCTTAAATGAATCAATCTGATTCTGGTTGTCCGCAATAGTCTTGTTGATTTCTGTCAGCTTGTTCTCGACTCTTTGAGCTTCTTTTTCATTGAGGTGCAGCTTTGTTCTGGCATGTGAAAGTGTCGTATCATAATCGATTCCTTCAACGCGCTTCAAGGCTCCCTTGATGGTCGAAGAATCTTCTTTGGCTAACTTGAACTTCTTGTCAAAGCTGTCAAGATCCAAAAAGCGAGCAAGAATTTCCTTGCGCTTCGTTGAACCCTCAAAGATATACTGCAAACCTCCATGCTGAGAAGATAACGAAGTCAAAAGAAAATCTTCAACCGTTCCAAAAATTGTACGAATGTTCCTATCTGTATCGCTTCTGGTATCTCCATTTCTTGAAATTTCTATTCCATCAGCTTGCATTTCCCAAAAATCAACGTCCGTCTTAGCTTCGATTGTTTCAACTCCATGAAGCCGCTTAACGTACTTTTCTACTCGTCTTTCAATACGATAAGAGATTCCATTTGCTTCAAGCCATAGACGAACAACGGCATCATTCTTGTGTTGATTGACTACGTTGACATTCTTTCTTTCGTTCTTTGAAGTAGTATTGAATAATCCGAACAATAGGGCATCAATGGTAGAAGTTTTTCCTACAAAACTTTTTCCTAGTAAAGCTGCAACTCCGCTTAATTGCTCATAATTCATATAGTTGCCAGAACCGTAATTGAACAAATTATCCCATTCAATCTTTTTGACAGACCACTGAACATTACGAGCGACTTCTTCATCGTTCTTAATTGCAGCATTATATTGATTATTTAACTTCAAAATCGAAGTCATGGTTTCATCATCAGGCTTAAAATCTTTCAGATAATCTCGAATCATTCGTTCTTGTACTTCATCATAACGAAGATTTTCACCGCGAACAACAGAAGATACAGCAACACTCTCTTGTAACTTTGTCTCGTCAATCTTGTTAACAAAGGAAATATCTTCTGGCAAATACTTCGATTTGACAACATCGAGAGACTTTCGCATCTTGTCTAGACTGATATAAGAATGAGCAACCACACGCACATGTGAACCAACTGGAATCTCTAGATTTGCAGGAACATTACCTGCCAGATCCAAATTGACAGTAATGAATGGCTTTGGATTGCGAAGAGGTCTAAATTCTACGCTGATATCATTCTTGTTTTTAATGAGCCAAATACTATAGCCTTTCTCTACGCCTTCCCCATGATTCTGCTGAATCAAACTACCGACATATCCTCGGGTGTTCGAAAAGAATTGACGACGATGAATGTCTCCAAAAATTGCTGCATCAAACGAATCAAAATAACTCAGATCAATTCCAGAACTACGATCAACCGTATAGCCAACGTCTGTTGAAGCGTCGATGATCGCTCCATGAAAAACTGCTACATTGATCTTGCTTGGATCTGTTGGCTGCATCCAACCATCTACATCAAACAACGACATTGCATTTAAGACTATATTGTCATTGATGTTGTATTCTCCAGACTGCTTCATATAGTGAATATTTGAATTATCAAGAGCTTCGATGATTGGAGTAATAGCATCAAGTCTAGAAGCATTGCGAAGCGTCATGCCACGAAAGGAAGCATCATGATTACCAGCTAGGATATACAATGGCGCAATAGAAGCCAACTCTTTGAACAGCTTGGCGGCAATAGAGAAGTATTCTGGCGACAGCACAACCTTTGAGTGAGCAATGTCGCCAGCGCATACAATTACGTCAGGCTTTTGTTCTCGAAGATCCTTATAAAACTCCTGAAATACGGCAAGATATTCTTCATGATACTTGAGAGTCTTTACGTGGAGATCTGAAAAAGCTGCTATCTTCATTGTTATTACTTAATCCTCTCAATTAGATACAAAAGATAGTTGTCGTTTGACATTGGCTTTGCTTCTCGCTTACATTCCAGAAATTCTTCCTTGGTCATCTCTCCAATATCCTTTTTGTTCTCAATTTGCATTTTATAAATTTCGATTCCGTATTTCAACATTTCAGAAATGAGCCTATTTGCCTTTTTCTCAGCATCAGGATCAAGACCCACTATAACTCTAGTCTCTGACATCGCAACACGCTGGAATAGGGCGTTGTGTTCGTCTAGAGAGCTTCCCAAGAGGGCAATCGAATTAGTGCCAGCCACGAATTGATCGAAGACGCCTTCGACCAAAACAATCTCTTTTTTCCAGTCAACATAAAGCTCATTAAAAATCATGTTCTTTGGAACTTTTGGATTCCAATACTTGTAATTGCTGTCGACATAGGTTCTTCCGACAAAGTAGTTTAGCTCTCCCTGACAATCAAAAGAAGGTACAATAATTCGTTGCTTGTAATCACCCTTGGCACAGTACCCAATTTTCCATTGAAAAATATCTCTGGTTGTTAACCCTCTCGATTTGAGATACTTCAGGGCGGCTTTATCACTTGATGTATATGTGTTCTTAACTAAACTAACGAAATCTGTTGGCAACTCGATTGGTTCGATTATTTCTTCTTCGATATGCTCCGAGAACATATCTTCATTGACAGAACCGAGATCGTAATCGACTTGTCCAGTCAATTCTTTCCAAACAGTTCTTTGAGTTTGATTACCAAGTTGCTTGACAAGACGATTGAGATTTCCTCTCCAGTCGCAGTGCCAACATTTAAATTTTGATTTTTGAAGATTGATGCTAAGTTTTCGTTTATCGTGCTGACACTTAGGACAAGCGAAAAGCCTCTCGACTCCAGTAAGATAGAAATCGCCTAAAATGTCAGTCAGTATCTTTAGCTTTTCTGCTTGATTTTGCACTCTTAGAACCCATCCAACAGGCTTTGGCAACTACCCAGGCATCTGCTCTGTCAGCACACGATGGTACGTAGTTTCCACTTGGAGTCCAAGATACACTAAAACCGGGTTCCTGTCTAGCAAAATCAACAATCTGCTTTTTGGTGTCTTGAGATTTGTCAAGCACGATTCCGACTCTTTTTCTGGCAGTGGTAGCTGAAATATATTCTGGCTCTACCTTGAAGATATCATAGCAAAAATAGCTGACAAGCGTGTTAAATCCTGCCAACAGAAACAGTGTTGTCACAGAAGATTTCCCACTTGTGAACATAAACAGAGACTTTTCGATATAGACTTTTTCGATTGGATAGATTGTAGCAATATCAGTTAAGTGCTTGCGTACACAATCTGCTTTTTCGTTTAATGTTTTGTATTTGTTTTTATTGCGAAGATCGATGGCTTCTGAGAGAACTAATTTGCCATCATCGTCAAGAACAGATATACCGCATATGCTAGTTGAAAGATCAGCACCTAAAAGCATTTGTTTTTACTCTTTTAAGATAAAACTATTTCTTCTAATTTCATGAATTAATCTCTCTTGACATAGAATCTGTGCCACCAGCTGTGGCTTTTAATCTATTGATTGTATCTGGACTTGACAGCTTCGTTAAAACACTTGTTAGTTGGCTAGCAGTTACGCCATTATCCATTGCAATCCTAAGAGCATTAAGAGTTGACTTTGTAAATCCAGACAGCACTTGTCTTTGCTCTGCTTCTATTAAAACTCGTTTATTTGCCATCGCAATCACACTTCTTTTCTTTCTTGGGCTTTGTTTCAGCATCCTTGCGATAATTCTTCTGTTTCTGAGCATACAATTGACTTACATCTTGAACAATGCCAACGGTTGTCTGAGCAGCCTCTTTCTTATCATCCAAAATCTCTTGAAGAGTCTTCCAAATGATTCTTTTTAATTCTTCACGAGTAATTTGCATTGCTATTTGCCCTTTTTCTTTTCATCCCTTACCATTGCACCGGCAATCTTTTTAGCACTCTCTTCTGACTTTCCGCTTCTCTTGATAGCGTTCACTTTATCTTGAAAGGTGGCTTCTGAAAGAACCTCGCTCAAAGCTTCTTGAATCATTTTCTTAAGTTGTTCTTTGGCTAAATTCATTGTATTTGCTTCCTTATCCGTCAATCGAAATCTTTATCGTGTACTCTCGCTCTTGAAGTTTGCGTAATGGCTCTGCTAAACTGGCAATTGCAATTACGTTCTTGTCTTCATCGAGAACGGCAACTTTCGAAATATATGTTTGCTTTCGAAAATCTTTGTGTACATCGTTGTACTCTGAATAAATAGAGTTGGTTAAGCCTACCTTCTCATCTTCATAAAAACCATGAGAACTGCTAGCAAAATTCAAATATCTTGTCATATCATTTCGATCAACAAACGATGGATTATTGGAATGGTTCAACGATCCTTTTGGTGCATGAGCATACATCAAAATCACTGGCGTCTGTACTGTTCCATTAAACTCCAAAGTATATGATGGAAAACTTTCATCTGTATTGTCTGCGCCCCAATAACACCACCTAGGCTTGCCATCTGTGTTCCAAGTCGGATATGTTCCGGAATAAGTCAATCCATCGATGCTGTCATCAATGATCCAAGAACCAGTCAATAGGATAATGCCTTCATCATATAGTACAACTCCAGCTACTAATCCAGATCCGGTTGCACCAAACGTCTGAATTAATTCGCCATTTTGATTTGAATCTTCTAGAGTACCAAACAGCACTTCAGTTTCAAGAAAACTTAACTTGACAGATCCTTTTTGTATTTTGCTTCCGTAAAATGCCTCTGGAATGCTGATCATCAGCATCTCTTGAGCGCTCTTGTCACCATAGGACGAGCTAAAAGCAAAATGAGGACTTAGAAGAGTGTTGTACTTTAGTGTTGACTTGATGGCTGACAAATATTGTTCGTAGCTTGAAGTATCGAAACCTGTCCAATATTTGTATAAAGAAATCGAAGCAGTTGTCATTCCAGAATTTAATTGAATCTGTTCTCCGTATGATGCTGTCGGAAAACTATCAGCATTCGAAGAATCTTTATATACAAACTGTCCACTTGAAGCAGACAGCCCATAGGTCAAATAACCATCGGCATTTCTTTCAGAAGGCTCCCAAGAACATTGTTTTGTTCCATCTGACAAGATTATCATCTCTGAACGAGGATGCGCCTCGTTTGTTGAATGAATAATATCATCTTGATCGAACTGAAAAAGATATGACAAAATTAATCTCCCGTTCTATGTCCACCGGGCTCTGAATAAGAATTGCCATAAATCATTTCATTCTCATCACGATAGGAAGGTACATATTCTCTGGCTTTTGGTTTCTGAATTGTTGAAGCAATCTGTTTAACGTCAATCGACTTATTCAGTAAACCATCGCTCTTATCTCTCTTCGCTATTCTGGTATGAAAACTGACAAAAGCTGGAGCTAAGTCTAGATCTCTTGCAATCTTGTCAACAGAATCAGAAGTATTATCTGCCATAGCCATACGGATAATGCGTTCAAAAGCATCGATCATATCTGTGAATACCGATTCATCTTCAACGAATCTTTGAAGTTGCAACTTGATATGACGAATAATTTCTGGTTGCTTTTCTTGGGCTTGCTTAATGTGATCTTCGAAAGCCTCGTTTATCATCTTTTTAAGATTCATAAATCGTTGATTTCCTTAAATTTCCTTAAATTACCAATCGAGCCTGATTTTAATGTTTAACTCTGTACTGCTTGTTTTCTTCAATGGTTCCGATAACTTAGCTGTGGCTAACAGTTCTCCTTTAGCAGAGAAAAGACCAACTCCCGTTAAATACGAAACTGCTGGATCGCTAGCCACGTCTTTTGTGACAATCTGGCTACTAGAAAGATACGTGGGATTACTAGAATAGTTAAACTCGTTATTATTTGCCCGGCAGAAATACATCTGACTAAAAAGCTCTGTAGTGTTTGTTAGTTGAAGATTACAAATTCGGTGTCTGAAACCGTCACAAATCTCTTCGATACTGCCGGAAGTAAAGAGATCTGCAAACGTGTCAGCCGAACCGTTAGCCTCTTCTATAGCCCAACTAGAGCCCGACAACAATATCGCACCAGCCTGATAAAATACCATTCCACAATTATCCTCGGGCGATATTGTGACATATATTGAAGAATATTCACCAACCGGTGAATCAATATAAATACTACCGGCTTCATAACCGTGACAAATTTCTCCCGAATCACAGGACGTAGAATAAGAGGTATCGTCAAAATAATACAGATTCACTGAGCCCTTCTTAATTTCATCCTTGTAAACTAATCGAGAAAGATCGATAAGGAAGACTTCCTTCATTTCTGCACCAGTCTCGGGATTTTTCAATGGTTTTACCTTTCCATCATCGTCAAATCCCATCAACATCTGACACATTTGATTGTACATGTTAATTTTCTTGTCTGCATCAACAACACCAGTCGTATTGTAAATTGAGCTTGATGCAAAGCCAAACGACAAATCAAACAAATGATTCGCTGAGGAACTCAAATAAGGATAATCATATACCGATTCAAAAATACCATGAGAATACTTCTTAATATTCTCTTCATCTGGAAAGCCAGCATAGTCAGTACCATTGAACAAAGTTCCCGTCATTGGAATTCCTTCATACAAAGGCGTTCTTACGGTCGCCTTATCGCTAGCTAATAATTGCTTAAACATAGAAGCCATTATATTCTCTCCTTATTTCTTATACTTGCTTAATGTAAGTAAGTGGAACAACAACGCTTCCACCTGTAGTTGCACCAGATACGCGAACATTTGTTTCAATGATATAATAATTGCTGTCATTAATCGTAATTGTCTTACCATATCGAGTAAAATAATAATCGCTCTCTTGAAGATTAACTGAAGACTTGATTCTGAATTGCAGAGAATTTCCACGAGGACCGGCGATCACCTGACCATTCGATACTGTTGTGTCCTTGTTGGGGAACACGTAATCTGGATCATTGCTTGACAAATAATAACTTGCCATATCGTCATCGTCAATATAAGATGATACTGCCGTTGGATTTTCCGTATTGCTGATCTTCAATACTGCTCCAAAGCGATTATCCATCTCGACAATATAAGCTGTCTCTGTCAAATCCGCATCTAGTGGATTGACTGGAGATATCGCTGTCGTGTCGAGTCCTTGATCAACTTGTACACCACCTTGGCCAAAATTCTTCGATCCGTCCATAATCAAAGCTGTCAAATTCAAAGCACCTAGATCATCGCGTACAGCCGTAAACGTGTCTGTATCAACTGCAACAACATAAACGTCTTTGCTGTCAATCGTTGTCGGGTGCCTTGTATCATTAATCTTCATAACTGGCAGATATAGCAAATTTGTTCTAGGGATCGTCATGAGCCTCGACTTGCCAGAAGAAGCATTGTTCGTAAACGCCTCAAAGATTGGCGTTCTCATGATCTCCAAGTCGTAATAAGCACTTCCAGATGGATGAGAACTATCATACAGACCGTAATCAATTTCATCATCAAACAAAGCAAACTGAGTGATTCGGAAAGAACCATCTCCTTTTGCCAGCAACTTTCGACCAGCATCCGTCAATACGGCATCGAGAATAATGTCACCTGAATTATCTAAAAATCCCATAACTATTGTACTCCATTGTTCAATGTTTTCCCAATAACTAGTTTATCGTCCAAAGTAAACTTACAATACACATCGAGCTTCCTGCCGGTATTTTTCGAAGTAATTCGAACCCTAATTGGCTTGTTCCAAATCGAAAAATCATCAATTCCCGTTCCGGTATATTTTCCAGAGTCTTCTTGCTTCAATACAGTCTGCAAGAAAGCTGGACTAATTGAAAGAGTCCTCTTAAAGCTCTTGTCTTTCTTGCTCTTTCGCTTCTCTGCAAACTCAAACAAATCATTCATCATATAGACCGTACCACCGTCATTAACTACCTTAATTTTGAAAATATTTGATGGCATCGAAATATTATTATGATTATCGATACTTCGAATGCAATAATAATAAGTTATATTTGGCTCTATATTATCTTCAAAGATTGCTGAATTGTTCTCTGTTTCATAAAACAGTCCACTTTGAAAGTCTGTCCATTTTACCGGCTCTTTGTCCAATCGAAACACTTGAAAACGAATTGGTCTATCGTCGGTTCCGAACTGAACCTTCTTGTCTTTCGACTTCTGAGAAGCAATAACCGTTCTCCAATACGCAGCATCAGTATTCAGAATGGTTACTGGTTCTAAACGTACTTGATCAAAAGAGCTATTTACAAAAATTTTGACACGATTATCGATACCGATTTGCGGCAAAAACCTTACCGTTGGACCAACCGAAGGCTTGTCGAGTACTTGTGCGACATCAGCATAAATTGAAACTTCAACAATCTGTACAATAGTTTCGCAATTGTACGGCACAACCATATCATCTTTACCATAGCCGGGCTTTGGAGCACCATAATTGTATTTTTCTCCGATAACCAACTGAAGAGCGATAATATCATAACGATACGGAATTCCATATTTGACTTGGCTGTCGATGTATCGCAATACTTCTTGCTTCGAAGTATTCATGAAATAAAAGCTCTGTAACGTTTCTCCAGTCACATTGTTCTTCTTGTCAATACGATAAGCAACTGTTTCTGTATATGGCTTCTTGCTGTTCTCAAGCATCTGTTGATATGTTCTGGAATTTTCTAAAACTAGCTGCTGATACTTCTCAGAGAACACAAGCCAGTTAATAGCTCGTTCTAACGAATCTTTCTTAGATAATGATTCCGCGTAACGTTTGAGATATTCACCATAATACACTAGCTCGTTAGTGGGAATAGTGATCTTTGGAATCTCTTGATCTTGATCATAGGCGTCATACCAAGCTTTCAGATCGAATACTCTTGTATCTTGAAATGCAGCGTTCTTTGGATCGCTTGTATCGTAAACATAATACTGATCTTTTTTCCAATACGTATCCGAAATCAACTGAGCTAACAACTGATCGTCAAACTTCGTATCTTCTAGAATCTTCGAGAACGTCGAAACGTTCGTGTCCAAATCGATTGCAATATACATTGGAATTGAATTCTTCAAAGAATCCAAAGACTTGAGTTGATTTTGATCTTCTCCGGAAAACACAAACGTTCTCTGTTTCTTCTGCACCTTGTCGACGAACTTGCTGCCAACTGCATTGTCATAACGCTTTGAAAAGTTTGAGAAATATGTTCCGTTTCTGACTTGTTCTAGACAAATTCTTCGTTCATCAATGTGAGCATCTTCGACCAGCGTTACCAAAAAGTCAAGACTGGTGCCAGTTTCTTTGCCGTTCTGTAATTCGGCTGCAAGAACGTTAACATTTGGCAAAGCTCGTTCTACATATTCGTTTTTTCGACCAAGCTCATATCCTTTGTCGAAATAGTTGTATACCGATTCTGCCGAAGCTTCTGGATATGTCTGCCATCCTTCACTTCGATCATTTGGTGCTAGCATCTCAGCAAACGAAGAATAAAAATCCTTAAATGATTCAAAAGTATTGTTCTTGACGAAATCACTAAACTTTTTATCGTTGAATTTTCCGTTTTCTAAAAACCAGACTGACTTCTTGTTAGCAACAACTCGAATCAACGGACCATCAACACCTTGAATAAACTCTACCTTCTCAAATACATCATATGGCGTAACGGTATTGTAATGTACAGGCTTTCCATCAACAACAGTAACGAAAGCTCCCAATTGCATTCGGAAAACGTCATCAATACCAGAAGCAAAAAATTTCTTCTTTTCTTCTATGATGTTTTCTGGTACTACACCATATACGCCTTTCTTGATAAAACTCTTATATCTTCCAAGTCGCTTTCGGAAATCTGTCACATTCTGAACATTTAGAGCAAACGTACTGGAAAGTAACTCTGTGGTTTCTAGCTGCTGAACGGTCTCCGAGAATCCGCTGACATTTTGTTGCGCTGCCGACTGAACAACACTGTTGGCTGGTGCTGTATTTGATTGTCCCGAGAATTGTGTTGGATTTGTAACATTCACTGCCATTGTTTGTCAGCCCTTATTTCATCAAGAAGTAGCGATTATAAATGGTCACACTCTCGGGATTTCTCATCGACAATAACCGACAAAGAATCATACCGTTCTTTGCTTTGAGTCGTTCATATAAATCTGGTGTATATATTTCCCAAATCATTTCTCTTGGTTCTGTACGATTATTGCTCAACTTGAAACCAGACAACAATTGAAGTTGCTTCTCCAATCCAAATCGTTCAAGAAACTGTTGATAGCTTGTTGGAAGTTTTAGCAACTTCGAAACAAACGAATTTACAAATGGTTCTGCAATCTTACTAGCAGTATTTGACTTCTGTAATTGATTATCAGTGTATGCTGCTTTTTCTGTAATTTGTGTTGTTCCAGCTTCAAGTTCTACGAATCCTAGACCAATTGCACCAGCCCACTCTTCTAGCGTTTCATATCCAAGCTCTTGCAAAGTAAATTCCAAAGACAACTCCGAAACGTTCATCGCTGCACTTCTAGAGTCGAAGGTCTTGTTAATTTCCGCCGAGCCTTCAACTTCTGCAAAACTTGTAGTTCTTTTTGTAACACTACTTGTGTTTACTTGAATTTCTTTTGGCTCTAAAGAGGCTTGTCTTTGATTTAGTGCTAGCGAGGTAATTACCGTTCTGCTGCTAGCGTTCAACAAACCATCAGAAGGTGATTCTTCAAGATACACAGCAGATGGCATGCCGACCTTATCTGGATCAATTAGTTCTCGCAAGAAATTAAAAGTCAAGTCAATTCGTTGATACAGACTCAAATCCTGCAACATTTGGATCAACGACACAATCCAATCGATCAGATATTCGACTCCTGCCAAACTGCCAGTATTCGAAGAAGCCAATAAATTCAAAGCAACAGCTAGCTTGTTTGACTCTTCAGTAGAGATTGTCGTGACAAATTTTAGGGTTTCCAGATAATCTAGGATCGCTGAAATCCAAGGCTGTGTTCTTCCGACATATTGATCGTTAAATGCTGCCGTAAAATATCCATTAAAATCAATATAGTTTGTATCTGAAAGTGACTTTGCTGAATAATCTCGAAGAGCTTGTACGTGACTTTCGAGCTTTGTTTTCTGCTCTTGCAACAAGGCAACGGCTCCATCTTCAACTTGAAGCTCGACAGCATAACGATAACTGCCAAAAGTGTTCTGAAGCACTGTACTGTCCACAAATTCAAACGCTCTCAAACCAGCGTGATATGAAGTCGTTGCAACTTGATTTTTCTTCAAACTAGCGGAAGCAGTCACAGACCCATTTTCATTGCTAACAATTACTAAGACTGGAGAGTCAAGCTCTTCAAATCCATCACGATACCTCATAATTCGAATACTAACGATCTTGCTTCTATCGAGCACTTTCTGTAAAATCGTATCAGAAGAAACCAGCAAACTCTTATAATTTGAACGTTCAAGCAATATATTTCTTAGATCCACAAAGAACATAGCTCGTACATCACGATCCTCAGAGACAGACATTAGCAATGGAGAAAAGAAACCTCCAACATTATTTGAATTGTATGCTGTCAATACATCTTTTGGATGATACGTCATGTTATTGAATAACGTATAATCCAACATTCTCTCTTCTACTAAAGTTGCCGTACTATCGAAATCTTGAATATTGATTCCGGCTACGTATTCTGAATCTTTCATGATATCGACAGAAGTGACGCCACTAGTAAACTTCTTCTGTTGCGCCGGATTTACTTTCGCACTGATTCCAGTGTCTTGAATCAACAACTCTAAATCAATTGCTGTTGAGTATTTGTAATTGAGATTCTTGATTGGATATACGTTTGCTTCTGGATAAAACACATGCTGAACATAATATTTCTTTGACTCTTGGCCATTACCGGTCAATATTGTCTCAACAACATCAGAATCAGTCAATAAACCGAGATTATATTCAAGCTTGCCATTGAAGGCGTTATTGATATATTGCTCCAACTTCAATGTCACGTAGTTAATGTACTTCGATCCTAACCACTGACCAGATAAAGACTGTTCATTGATAGTCTCAGAAATCAACGTACCGACTGTTATCCTTGACTTTTCCAGTTTAATGTCGCGAATTTCAATTGTTGGCAGCATGTGTTAGCACTTTTCCTCAATGTCTTTGTTGGTTATCTGAGAAGTATATATCTTACCAGCTAATTCGATTTTCAACTTTTGATTGTCGGCTAGCGTAACAGCCATTGGCTTGTATTCTTCAGCCTTTCGATCAATCGCTATATCTAAAAATCTCTCAACATTATCATCGGAATATTCTACATGCCTTAAAGGATATTCTACCAAAATGTCATCAATCACTTCAGAACGTGCCATATTTGCAAAATTTAACGGAACAAACTGTCCTTCTTTGAATTTTGAATTAGATAGATTGGGACTTTCAACGAACATCGATACTTCAATGTCAAACATATCCGTTCTGCTTGGAACATTCTTTTCTTCGAACTCGAACACGTAACCAGCTGGATTAATCGTTCCATCAGAAGCAATAATCGTTATCGCATCTTCCATATCAATTCTGGTATTGAGGACAGAATCCACAAAATTTTTATTGGTGTCTTGCGTACCACGTTTTATAGCTTCTATTTTGCCCTGTAGTACATTTAGCTTCCAAGATGGGGCGTAGTTGCTAGTTGAGTCCGAAACGCTTAAAAAGGGCATTTCTGTTCGCATAGGAACGGATTTGACGTGAGGTTGTTCTTCGATTCGAGGAACGATCTCGTTCTGCTCTTCTGAACTAGTTGAACCGCTGACAAAACCAGAATCATAAAGAATATCATCATCAGAAAAGAAGTAATAGGCTGGCTTGAATTTGCCTTGAGCAAAAAGCTCCTTACCGAACTTCGTAAGCTTGATATCTATTACTTCTGATTTCTTATCGAATAATTCCATTAAACTACTAACAGTCCTTTTACAAACTCAGCAAACAACTTGCTGACAACTGAAGTTGTAATTGCCACAAATCGATTTACGTCTTCTTTATGATCTGCTTCATCATTCTGAATCTGTGCCCAAAGATCGCTTGCCTCTTCTAATGAAAGTAATGATGTATCTGGAATTTCCTGACCACCAAAAAACTTATCAATTGTTTCCTTAGCAATATCGATACCTTTATCACCATATAGCGCTACAGCATTAATTACGATTGCCAATACTGCTTTCTTGCTTGGATCTGTCGCCTTACTAGAAAGTTCTTGAAGCTCTTTGATTGCTTCCTTGAGTCCAGCAGTACCGATTAACTCAATGATTTTCTTTAGTTGCTCATTCATTGCGAAAGACCTCCATTGCAAAGTGTATCAGGCATTGGAATTTCTGGTACTTCTCCGGGTCTAGTTTCAGTTAGTCCGCTATTGTATAACATCATGCTCAAGTGCCAATTTAATCTAGTTGTCAAGAACAGATAAGTTTTTGCAGAATTCTCACAGCTTACAGTTGCCCAATGGCCATTTTGACACGCACAGTAATCTTGCATAGTCGCTTGAATAGTCTTGGCGCTTTCTTTAGCAACTCGATCTAGCATCATGTAATCTACTCTCACCGCTCGTTCATCACGAATAACGTAAGTCGGACAACCAACCATTGATAAAACCAACATCACTGTCGCAAGAATCATTACCAACTTTTTCATAATTTGCTTCCTTGTTTTTGCAATACGTTTGCAATGTTACCACCAATATTTAGCTGTTGCTTTGTTTCTTTCGATACATTCATTGCAACATCTCCAAGTCTTGCTTCAATATTCGATACATCACCAATTACTTCTGGTGCAGCAACATTTAGATTGACCCTTGGAACAATATCCAAGCTGGCATCTAATTTAACCGATTCTACCAACGAGAAGAAGTCATATGGCCAGTTGTAATTGTATTCTGGTGCCTTCTTGCCTACCTTGAAGTCAAACTGGAATCTTGCATCATCCTTAGAGTCAGCAGTAAGATTATAGTAGCTCTTTTCTGCTCTTTGTTTAACTCGGAACAATAACCATCGCACTCCTTCTGGCAGTTTTTCTCCACCAAAGAATTCAACTTTGCTCAAGCTGTGAGAGATTGTGATATCTTCTCCTTCGACCTTCATTGCAATCGAAGGCATCAAGCCCTGCCAAATATTCTCAATGTCACCTTGATTTAAATTGCTCGTAAATTCAAAGATATACATCGCAAATGGATTAATGTCTGGATAGGTTGAAAAGTCTAATGCTGGTGGTAGATAATACTTCTTCATCTTATCGTGCATATCTGTAATCGTTGTATTCTGAATATCTTCTACTGCTCCATAAGAACCCTTTGGTACTGCTGGTTTGCCAGCAGTCTTGAAAGCGGTCTGAAGAGAATACATCGTCTTATCGATTGCAAACATATTATATCCGGCAACGCTGACTGTCTTTGCGCCACTTCTTGTTGGATTGTCGACAAACGGAATGGCCACAACAGCTTCGTGAATCGTCTTGTTATCTGCTACTTCACCAATCTTGCGAGTACTCGGAATAAAGCCACAAACATCAAGCAAAGAACCAGTATTTGAAGCAATATCTCTACCACCCTTTTTCTTGTAGCTTTCCTCAAGAGAAATCCAAATTCCTTCATTACGCTCCAATGAACGTCCATGATTCAACCACATTCCGTACGGACCATAATCAGTATCCAAAGAAGCTGTACGAAGATCCGCAAAGTTCAAAACAGGACATTCAAACTTTGGATAAATTGCCCAAGCAGAATATCCAGCATCATTGATGTTTTTGATCGATGTTGGCACATAAACGCCATCACTAACAAGAGTATGTTCTGTCTCAGAAATTTTCGCCTTGCCTCTGATTTCAATAGATGATTCCAGCGGCATTGAAGAAGACCACAGTGGACTTCCGTTTGTTAGAATGTCTTCACCAATTGAAGCAGAAGCCATATCAACAAGACCTTCATTGATATATTCAACAGTCATTCCAGCTTGAATCTCATCAAGTGAATATTGTCTTGACTGTGTTGGCGTAAATGACAAACGGGCAACAGCCTTGCCATATAGATAAGGTGGAGCATATGCTGCATATGTCGGATCGGCTGACATTGAATAGAGATTATCAGAGCCGGTATATAACTCTGGAACTGATACCATTTGCATTGCGGGTCCAAAATATCTACCATCATAACTCAAATTATCACTAGGACCGTGATGTGTACTGAACACCATATCATGATCAGCAGTTTGATATAAGGTCACGTCCATATAATACGTGCTTCCAGAAACCATCGGCTTATACAAGCTTGATGGTGCTGACACATACGAAGCAAGACCTTCATTCTTCAATGTAAATCTTGGGACTTCTCCAAAGAAGTTGTGAGCAGCCATCTCAAACAGATTACTCGATTTCTCAGAATCCCAAAGAAAATATGGATAGCGAGTTGTTGCAGAGCTTCCAGTATACCACTCTGGCGCAACAAAATACATGCTATTGTCAACGCCAGCAACAGAAGATGAAGCCGGTACATAATCTTTCAACGAGAACATTGATTCGAATGGTACTCTAAAGTTTGGCTCTGTCGACAAAAAGCCAAAATCACCACCAGGACAAGCGTTAACAATAGTCGAGCCTGTCATTTCGGCTGGTAAAGTTCCAGAAATCATATCATAAATTAAACCATTGTACCCATCATCATGACCAGAGCCAGAGCCGTCACCCATCTTCCACCAATAAACCGGTGCGGGTTCAACAGTGGTCAAATCAAACAAAGAACAACGACCAGCATTATAAATCTGTGTAACGTCGGCTTGTTGAAGTCTAACTGAACCAGTATAATAAGCAAGATCGTCGACATATCCATTAAAACATAACTCCGGATTTAATATCTGTACAGTGCTGGCAGACAGGAAATTACCAACTACCATATCGACACTACCACTTGGCAACGTTGAATTCAAATTTGTAGTCAACGTATCAGCTTGTACACCATCGAGCCACAAGCTAGCACCGACTGCCGCTTTGTAAATTAATGCAACATGATGCCATGCGCCATCATAGGCATCGAAATATCCAAACAAAGAGTCTGAATGACCCAATCCATCATAAAACACAGCGTATAATGGATCTGCGCCGGTACTAATATTACTACTAACTTCATAAGCAATCTCAAAAATTCTTTTTGTGACATCAGATATATCAAAACGGGAAAGTAAAACTTTCGTATCGCTATGCCTTACGGTTGCCGGTGGAACTTTAAACCAAAAGGAAATTCCTAACCAATCGGATACACCCGCATTTAATCCACCATCATCGGGAATAATAATCCAATCATTGACACCATCTAAATGTACTGCCTTTCCGCCTGCTGCTTCGCCAGCCGATCCGTTAAATCCGCCAACTCCCAAATATGTTGGCCAATCAACAGCAATACCAGATTTAATTGTATTGTATACGATTCCTGGCGAGAACCAAGGTTGCAACATAGATTGAAGCTTCCATTGATCTTGTTGATCGATTGATTCTGTTCCCGTACCAGCGCCACTTAGTCCTTCGATGTGTTCAGCAAAGCTGCTTGAAAACAAATTTGCCAACTGCACTGTTCTGTGTTGTGGATAGAATCCATTGTACGGCAACAACTTCTTAAGACCACTGCACTTAAGACTTAGACGAGCGTTCTCTTTGTGTTGCTCATGATCCTTCATCAACTCATTAAAGTATTCAAAATCATCTGTGAACGTATGTTCTGCGAACAGTACAGAATCAGAGCTAGCAGAATGTTCAACTCCGTCAAGTTTGATTGGAAGCGTTCTTTGTGTTGCTCTAAAGTTTCCACCATTATCATCGACAAAGAAATCCATATATTCTGATACACGGTATTCTGGAATAAATCCATAACGCTGACTCATTGGTCGAAGATCTGCTGCAAACTCATTATAATCATTGTACCACGGAGCATTGCCAGCTTCAGAACCGCAAGTCCAGTTTGGCATACCAACTTCGTAGCTATCATTATTGATTCTGACGTTATGCGCATATAGACAACTGGCTGTCGCCATTTTTGCATCGTTATCTTGACCGGTAAACGATGTATAACGATAACCAGCAGCATCCTGCCAAGTGTTATTTAATTCACCTCCCTTACCAACAGAACCAGCTTCGGATTCGTCATCGTTTAGGTCCAATGGCCAAACAGAATTCCTGAAATCTTCCTTGTCAAAAGCATTGTGACCGGCAGGGAACGATCTTCCGCGATCACTCTTGTTGGTTGCCCAAATCTTTCTACGCTCCAACACGCCTCGATCGTAACCGTTTGATCCAGTGCCAACTACTTCTTGATAATCTGGTTTGTCTCGTTGAGTTGTTGAGCCGACATTCACCGCTCTAGGGAAAATTTGTTCTTCGTAGTGAAGACTAACAAATTCTGCTTCTTTGCTGTCATTCAAGTACATTTTACTATACGAATCATACAACGTTCTATTGTCTTGTCGATAATCTCCCAATAGTTGATCTTGCAATGCTGGTTGAGCAAATCTTTGTCTCTGATTTGAGAATGGATAAACTATATGAGCCGGATCGCCTGTCTCATTATCAACCAATCTCTGACGCAATGGATAATTCCAGCTTACGGCTGGTTCGTGATAGCTAGCTGTATTGTTGTCTGATGGCTCAATGACGATTTGGTTGTTTTTCTTCTGTAATCTTGCTTCTAGATGATCACCAGAGCGCAATTGCTTCCAAGTTGGATAACCAAATCGATCATAATGCAAAGCGTCTTGCAGAGTAGATGCTGTACCGAATTCAAAGAATGGTACATATTCTCCGTCAATATTGTCCATTCCGTCTTCTGGCGCATAACCGACAGAAGCAGTTTCAACAGAGGCAGTAATCCAAGCATATTGCTTGTCGTTCATCGGAATACTGTGACCGACAAATTCGTTATCATAGCGAGGCTCTAGAGTATTATCATCAATAGCAACATATCTGGTATTTCGATTTGCCTTACAATATGATGCACTTGGAGCACCATACTGAGAGTCATATCCAAATTGAGCACTGTGTTTGCTCATTAGAGTATCAAGTGGCATTCTAACAGAAAGGTTTCGATAATTCAAGCTGTTATAAACTGAATATTCTTCACTTTCTGGATCACAGGCTCCAACGCCCATTGTATCTGCTCCACCAGGGGATGCAAACTTATTAACAAAAATCGTTTCGACACGATCTCTTACTGGAACGGCATAGTCAACTAGCCCTTCGACATATGGTGATTCGATATAGTTTTGTCCGAAATCTTCTGGATGATCACGAAGCCATAGATTATTCTCTTTTCTTCCAGTAGTCTGAACGCACGCATACTTTCTTTCGTCTGCTCTTGGAAGTCCGGTCATCGTTGGCATCGTAATTGTGCCTTCGATTGAATATTGTTGATCTCCTTGAACATCGGACATATCAATAGTTGCTAGATTTTCACGTTGCTTTGCCGAGTGATAAACGGGCAATTGATATTGTACTTTGTTGCGCTCAAGTACGTGACTTTCGATAACATCACCGATCTTGACGGAGAAAGATGCTCCTGCTGGTACTAGATTCGAAATAACGGCAACAACTGCTCCATCAAGCCACTTATAGAATGAGGTAAATCGCTCAATCGTTGAGCGATCTGTTACATTTGCGAAGTATTTTTCTCTTACTGTTCTCAATCGATCATACGATGGCTTGTATTTGTCAAGCGGCATACCGATCAGATTGTTGAACTCTACGATTGCAGAGAAGGTCTTTAAGATCTCTTCTGAGATTGTTCTCCACATACTCTTTTCTAGCGAAAACGAATGCTGCACCGGTCTAAACGAGGCTGGAATCGATTCTGAGTTTTCATCAAAAACGCCAACCATTCCAGACGTACCAACACTACCAGGAATTTCACTCTTGGCGATTTGGATATATTCTACATCAACCACATCGCTTGAATCCGCTGGCATATACATGCACAAGCCAGGATGCTTCAAACAAAGTGACTCACTTAAAAATCCATATGTATTATTTGCGTAGAAGTCTGCCGATCCACTGGAAATGTCAAGTACTTCCAACTCACCGACATTGTTTGAACCAGTGACAAGTTCGAAATCCCAATGTAAAGCCAACATAGCACTATTCTTGATTTTGATTCCATCCAAATACAATAGGGAATCGTAATCTGAACCATAATCTCGTCCAAAACTATTAATGTCTTTGGCGTGACTAATAATTTCATTATCTTCTAGACATGCTTGCCAAACCTTAAAATCTGCAACTCGCACATCGGTTCTATAGATTAAACTAGCACTCAGAAAATCTGAATGCAACGATCCAACATAATATCGCTTTGGTTGCGCAATCAAACCAGAAACGTCACCAGCAGGATAGGAGACACTCAGTGCAAACGAATCAGCCAACTGATCGATTTCGTATTTATATCCACCAAACTCGATATATCTACTATCGGTTTCTTTGTGTAGTTCTGTATTTGCTCGTACGTACAGATGCCAATTGCGACCATCATACAAGTCGTTGATTGTATCGCTTTCTAGAGAACCAAATGTTCCTGTCAAGCAAAATCGACCAGAAGATGAGTTTGAGTCATCACGATAAATCAATACGTCAAACGAAGCAGAATTGTTGTTCCATTCATAGCTGCCAGTGTTGCTTGCATCGCGATATCCGCAGATTGATGAAGTCAAAAAGTCTGTCGAAATCCAAAATTCAGACTCTTGCGATTGCTTTTCTGGAGCAATAACATCAACTTCTACCGTAAAGCCACCACGCTTGTTTAGCTCGTAGCCTGCGACATAATTTGTCTCATCAGCGTTGCTGGCTGTCTGGATTACTGTGCCTTCAAAACGATCAACATTATAGAAGTCAATAACTTTCTTTCTTGTAACTGTCTGATAATCTTTCGATTCATCAAATCGTACTGTCTGATTATCTGCATTAACAACCAAACGATATAGTTCATCATCAACACCAAAACATCTCAATGCATGACGAATCGCTTCTTCAGTACCTTTGGATTTGAAAATATTGGTTAGATTGTCGTAAAGACGATGATAAATTGTGTTCTTGATATCTTTTACTGATTGTTCGAAGATAATCGAATCGTTACGATTGCCAATGCTTTCAAGTAACTCGGCATCAGCAAATAACTCTCCAACTGTCAAGCCATGCGATTCCAAAAGATGCTTTGCAAATGGTAGAGGCTTTCCACCAGTATCATATAAATGATTTACGTTGCCAACCTTCGGAAGTTCATTGATAAACATATGAAGTTCATCAAGATAGCTTGAAATAATCTGAGTAATATATTTGAAGTTGTTTCCTGCTTCTTCATCTTCTTCAAGCAAATAGCCCGGGAACAACTTATAGAACGAATTAGTATTCTGTGTATCGTATACAATACCGCTCTGTTGCTTTGACTCATACAAAGCCAACACGTCTGGGTGATTAGCGTACATGATTGGATCTGGAATCTCGTCTGTCATTGCAGAGCCAGTCGAACGACAACTTGTATTGTAATTCACGAACGTTCCATTTGATGCACGACCAGCATAATCAAGGACAACGGAATCAATCGAAGATGTTCCAGTAATTCCCTCGTTAAACTTGAAATATACTCCAAGATCTAGATTGTCATCTTGAGTATTTGTTCCGCCATAAACTGATGTGAACCAATTTTGAGCGATCTTTTCGAAGGTTCTTGCAGTCTTCCAAAAACGGAATTCGTCAAGAGAACCAACTAAACCAAGTTGTCCTAAACCTCCAGTACCAAAACCAAAATATTCCCAAGCGTCTGCTTCAAGCATTGCGCCAACCGAAGCTGCCAATCCATTCGAAATTGATGGAATTGGCGAACTTGGCGTAACGCCATAATCAATTCCACTTGCAGATTCGTCAAGCTGTCCATTGTGATAAAAATACGGAACCAACATTCCAGCTTCACTTTTAAAAGTAAAAGCATAATGCTGCCAAGCTTGCGAAACATCAGACAGTTGCCAATAAAAAGTATCCAAAGAATCGTTATATAAAACGTAAATCAACCATTCCGGATCTGTTTCAGTACCACTCAACAACGCCAATACTCTAAAATAATCTGGAGTACCATAAACAGCCGTACCGGAATTTGAAGAATCAAATACAACGACACTGCCAGTCCTCCCGGCAACCTCATCCATCCAAAACTCTATAGTGACGCCTTTATCAAAATCATAAACAAGATTCGCCTCTCTTGTTCCAGATTGATAAACATTATCGACACTTGGACCACCAAAAATAGTAACACATTGTGTACCATCAAAATTCACATATCCAGTTGTCTTTGGATATTCACTATCAAAAACGTAATTATCGTAAGCGCTTCCAGATTGATACCAAGTTTCTTTTTCTTTTCGAGAACCATCATAAGGATAGCTGTCATAAATCCAGCTTACGGCTCTAGTCCCATAAAGTTCCGCACTACCATAATGCACGAAATTGGCATAGTCGGAAAAATCGACACTTGGAATAATTCGCTCATCTTTGTTCAATTCCGAATCAATTGCAATCGAATTGACGGACTCGACAGTTAATGTACGGCTTGTCTTGTTCTCGAAATATTTTTTAAGATTGCTCATTATTCCTCAACCTTGAAATTGAAGATCTCTGGCTGCTCAACATCATTATATCTGAATTGGAATGCGTACATATATCCTGGCTCCAAAAGACTAATATCGAATGTAAAGTAATTACCATTGGCGTCATATGATAACTTGGTATATGCGCTATCATATGCAATCACTTCGTAATTATCAACCACTCTAAAAACGCGATAACAAGCCTCTCTTGCAATTTGTGATTCTTGCGTGGCATTCGAAACAGTGTAAAGCGTTGGCTGCCAATTTTTGTCTCGAATAAACAATCTAAACATTGCATTAGTTTCTTCGGTTGAATATCTGTTCTTTAAATTGATAATCTTTGTGAAGTGTTGCTCTGGACCGAAGTGATTGCTAGGCGTCAATGTCTTGGGAACAAAACTTCCAGTATAAAATTCAATACCATTTCCATCACCCCAAACATCATAAACGATACTAGATGTTGTTGGCTCTAATGCTACATCAACAACATAGATTCCAATCGATTCCCAAGAACCGGTAAAACTAGCGGACAACCATTCCATGTTTTCATCATATAGATCAACATAAATGGAACCTGTCATGCCGGGAATATCTTTCAAGCCAATGCCACGAACATAATTGTAAAGGTACAACTTGTTCGTATTATCTTCTTCTGAAGCCAGAGAACTACTAAAGTAGAAATCTCCACGATCATCAGACTTGGAAGATTGCCAACGAGCCTCAAGTACCGGTTTTTTGAAAAAGAACTCTGTTCCTCTGGCAAAAAATCGTTTGGTATAATAAGAACGTTCCTCAGAACCATCCTCTTGACTACCAGACAACTTGACTAACACTCCTTTGTTTTCTGTTGTCTCGTCAATCCAACTTTCAACTAAATTGGTAATGTCAATCTCCAGATCTTCTGTTCCTTCGTCAAAGAATTGCTCAAACTGTGGACTTCCTAGATAATCACCTCCTTCTGAAGTCCACGAAATATTCAACGACGAACTAAGCCAACTAGCTTGCCCTTCGTCTGAATACGTTTCCATATCAAGCCCGATCCCTTCTGTCCATGAACTTGATACAGGCAAGACCTGCAATGTAAATTGTCTTGGCAACGTTTGAGCATGCGGAGCATTAAAAACCCGCATATAGAAATTGACACTTCCGCTAGTTGGAATGCTTGTTGCTTCTCGATCTGCAATAATCGAATCAACATCAAATTGAAATAGCACTCTAGATTTCTCAATTGAGCTAGATGTGGCTTGTCCAAAAATGCTAAAAACTTCTGCGATATCGCTAGCACCCATATTGGATTCTTCGCCTCTATCAAGCATGTTTTCCTTGAAGGCATTGGTAATTGTAGTATCTTTAGTACAAGAATAACGCTTGATAGCCATGTTAAATTACATTCCCCTTCACGTCGTCCCACACATATTTAACTTCAAAAATACAGTTTGCTGGACAACGAATACTTCTGCCATCGGCTGACGTATTCGAGTCAACATCGAACTGTACGCTAGAGTAATTTGCACCAGTCTTTTGTGTCACTTTGACCTTCGTAACATCTAATACATCATCTACTTGGCGCAAAACAGAGTATACATCGGTAATGTAAAAATCTTCACCAACATTGCTCGTATTTGAGAAAAAATCTTTCAAAGCCGCTACTGCACGTTTGTATACTTCGTATTTGTCTCGATCTGAGGCAGCCATAAATTCGAATTCAATCGCCAAATTAATAATCTTAGCGTCATGAATATCGACAACATCATTAATCATCTTATTCTTGATTAACCAAAAACGAAGATTTTCCTTAATTGCATCGTTGGTTTGCGTCAATACTCCAGTAGCATCTTCCGAAACAACGTAAAGATTTAATGTTCTGGTAGATGAATCTGTCTTTCCCTTAGCTACTCCAACTCGTTTAATAGCTCCAAAGGATTGTGGCATTGCATATACCAAAGCCTTGTAATCTTGCTCTGTAACTGCACGACTCTGAGCCGCAAAAGAATCAACCATTCTTACTTTGACTTCCTCAACTGACGGTAATGTAACATCGCCAACAATCGGAACATCATTATTAACTTCTAGGCTGCTTTGTACAGCTTGCATTTGAGAACGATCTAGTCCAACGGTATTTCGAAATTGAAAATCCGTTTTGCCAACTACGCTCAAGGCTCCAGAAGAGACATTAACATTATCGACGTTATTATAACGATAGACAATTCGCAAGGCAGTATTGGCTGGAACAATGCCATACTTGTCAGTCGCCAATAACTTAGTTGGATCAAACGATGTATCAGAAACGTATTGCTTTCCATATAAATTTAACGCTACTTTTGATGGTTCTGCTACAGATGACTCAGACAATGTAGCATCAGTGCCAGAACCAAACATCAATGTTGTATACGTTCTATCTCTATCTACAACAAATCTGCGAGGCACAATATAAGGACGAAGCAAGTTGTTTGCATAATTTCTTGTATTCTCGTCATGGTTAATAATAGAACGCAAAACTGTATTCTGTGAAAGATGAGTTACCTCAAAATATTCATGACCTTCGGCATCTATTACAGAAATAATTTCAGAAACATTTTTGGCAGTTAATTGTAGCTTCAAAAATTTCTGATATGCACCAATTTGTTGATATTCGACTCCCAAGGCTCCGGAAATAACATGTCCAGAAGATCTTACTGCGTATGACGTTGGCTTTCCGGTTTGTGCGTTGACTTGAGCAGCAACGAAATCCGTAGAACTCGAAAAATCAACATCTTCGTTGAGAATAAAACTAGCACCAGCAGTCGAATTAAACGTGCTACCCTTTTTAAGTACTGGCATATATCTTGAATCCGGTCCTAACGCATTCGTTAGTGCAGGAACCAACACGAACACTTGAACTGCTCCGTAAGATGATGGATTCCCCAAAAATCTATATCCATAACTTTTTGCATGGCGTAAAATATTATTGTACTCTAATGCTGTATCTGGAAAGCTTTCGTTAGTCTGATAATCCAAATAAAACGAAAGTACATCACCAACATAAGAAACAGAATCAATTATCAACGATCCTAGACCGGGTTCTGAAAAATCTTTGTACGTATCTGGATAGTATCTCTTTGCATGCTCAATCAAAGCTTCTCGAATTGAAGCATAATCTCTATTGATATATTTGATTGGAACAACTCTCTTAGAACTCATTCGTATTTGTTCCCTCTTCGGAAATGTTGACGTTAATCAAATCGCTGGCTCCCAGTGGTTCAATAAAATACTGAATCTGCAAACGAAGCAATTGATCATTCTCTTCTACAAATTCAATATTTTCAATCTTGATATACTTTAAATATAAAGCCACTTGCATATTAATTTTTGCCTTAAGTGCTTCTTTAGTTACAAAAGTGCTTTGCTCAAACAGAAAATTCTTGACACCAACTCCAAACCCAGGATTCATTGCACGTTCACCAGGGGCAGTCAACAAAAGATTTCGAAAATTTTGTCTGACAAGATCTCGATACTGTTCTACTTGTGCGAATCCTCCAGCTTGTGTTTCATCGCCTCGTAATGGAAAGCTAGGTGTCAAACTCATTTATTTTTCTCTATGTATTCGCTCTGTTCTTTGTTACCGGCTTGTTCGGTGTACACCTTAAATAGATTCATACATGCTTCTGCGTTTCTTTTAAAGTTACCATAAAGCTCGATATTTTTATCATACACGTACAAGGTAATTACGGATAAAATTTGTTCCAATGGAAAGCAGAACTTAAACAACTCTTGCCATTCTGGCGTATCGGCTAGTTCGAACGACAATTGTGCCGGATTGCTTTCATGTTTTTGAATGATTTCAACCATTTGAGCCAATGTCAAATCTGCTGCAATTGGAGATTCATATTGTGCCAGAGAAATTGGATAAATGTTTCTCATAACGTCTGTGGCATTTCCGCTAACAGGAAACCATTTTGAAAACTCAGCAACCACAAAAAGCCTCTTATTTATAGCGGTTTTTGGCAATGTCGTTGCATTTAACATGCTCTGAAAATCGACAATATTAACATTTGGCATTTGCTCGCTTAAATTTTCATATACACTTGGTAATACAGGCGGTATATAAACTAATCGTAAACCATATGAAGCTTCACTATAGAAATTGTTAACCTTATCAGTAGGAGTTGCTAGCGTAAACATTGTTATGACTTTTTCCGGATCAATCCATTCAATAGTACCGTCCAAGCCGACAAGCTTAACGTATTTTTCACGAATCAATTGCCCGTTCGTTAAGCTGTTTTGTGGTTTCTTGAATATACTACTAAATTCAATAGCTTTTGTGTCTGTAGTATTCGCGGCAAACAATCTAGAACGAGTACCACCATCAGATCTGGCAATACTCACTAATGGTAAATTACGTACAAATGCAGCGTTGAAACTGCTAGCCTTCTTGAGATACAACGCATCTTTGGCATCATCAATAGTCGTCGACCACATTTGCTCAATCAAGTCAGGAATTGGTTGAGATGTTTCTGCTATTTTATATTGAGCGCGCAAAATTTCTCTACAATACCAAGCAGTCGAATCGCCAAACTCTTCTTGCAATCGATCTGTCAACCCTTTCTTAAGCATCGACACTTCGGTAACATCAAAAGCACGTTGAATAGACAGCGTTTTGAACAGCACTTCGATAATCATCGCTCTGATTCTGGCGTATACGACTCCGGAAGCAAAAGCAATATCCATCGGTCTTGGAGCATTAGGAGCAATCTTATCTAATGCATGTTCCGCATATACGTTTTTTACGAGATTCTTGATTGACAATTTATCTTCATCGAAATTATAATGATCACGCTGTTCAAGGTAATCATGATATTCATCAAGCTGTTTTGTATAATCAGCAGCTAAAACATCATCACCTGGAATTGTAAACGGTTTTACTTCAATTGGGCGTGCAACACTAGACAAATTTTGCTTTACCTGAGCCAAAGCAAATCCAAATAAATCGTCATAGATTCCTTGATAGACTTTATCTGCATAATATTGTTCAAGCTTTGCCAAATCTACTGAATTTGAAATCACTTCTTTCCAGGCTTCTGAACATAAAAATCCAAAATATCTCTCTGGAAACGACAGTGGAGTCTCACCCTTGATTCTATCTGGAGTTTTCTCAATTACTCGTTGCTTAAGTTCTTCGGATAATTTTACTTCGCTAACGATACTGTCTGTTCCTCGTATAACCCTGGCATATAAAGTATCTCCATCAAATGCTTCAGTGGGCATACCAAACGAAACAGTATCAGTCTTTAACATTGAATAATTCGACAAACTTACTCTTTCAGACTTGTTTGCCAACAAAAATTCATCAACCGCTAACGACAATGCTTGCGAAATGGTGATTGTCAATTGTGTTCTAGTTCCGAGCATTAGTTCTGCAATTTCTTGTGGATTTGTCACAGCCATCGTCGCATTAAAATACTTGCGCGTATCTTGTACCAACTCTTCAACGACATACTTGAAAATCGGCTCCATTACTTTCTCAACACTGTACATCAGTTCAGGGGGTGTTGATGAAATTACGCCTTTTATTACGGAGCCATCTTCGTTCTTTTTGTCCATCAACACTGGCGTTACAAGTTTGCGATTCGGATTCTTTAACATATCCGAATACTTAATCAACAGTTGCTTGTTTCGCTCAAGATCTTTATTGGCTTGTTCTTCGGCTTCTTGTTGAGAAAGTCCCTTGTTCTTGTAAAGCTCTATTTTCTTGCTGACAAATTGTTTATCACCGCAAATATAACGCTTCTTTGGTGGATAACTAGCCGTTTCTTCTTTGGGTTCACTCTGAATTTCTTGCTCAAGCGCATACAACTTTTCTTGTACAACGTATTTCTGCAAAGCCTTGCAGAAAGCTTTAGATTTTTGAGTGGTATTTAATAGCTTTGGAAGATACAAATACTTGTGACCAAAACTGTCAACCCACTTGTTGTCAGCCACCTCAACAATTTGAATAGTCGTGCTTTCTGTTGGTTTTCCGTTGAGCATATAGTACATGTTCGTAGGATTCAACGTAGCTGAAACATCATCGAGCAAATTACGAGCTTCTTGATTAACATCACTCTTAAATTCAGCTACCGGTTGATTAATATATATGTCTTTTTGATGATCTGCTTTAGCTTGTGCAACTTCATCCGGATGATTTAACGCCAATACAATCTCTCCAAGCGGAGTACCTGTTTCTTCTTCGACGGAATTAGAGACATAAGAATTTCCCTTGGCTTTCTGCCATACCAGATAATCATTCGCCTTGTGTTTTCCATAATCAACAGAATCGCGACAACCTTCTTCAAGAAGTCGCATCAATTCTTTCATAATATCGACAACTTGCTGATCTAACGCATCTCGAATGGCTTTATCGACTGCATCAGATAGTCGCTCTAGCCAATCCAAAAAATCAAATTTTCCAAAACTAGGAAACGTCCAAGTGCCCAACAAATTTGGAGGATTTGGCCAAGAGAGTTCCAGTTGCTTTTGGTGCAAACAGCTTACAGCAGCCTTAATAAGCTCGCCTATATCAATTTTCGAAATAGCGTCGCTGTACGCTGAAGCAAGATCTTTGACTCTTCGAAGATAACTGTTTTCTTCTTCATCAATTACGTTCGAAATCCTACGATTCTTGTTGAACTTTTCTCTGCGAATACCAAGATCGTCAAATTTTTCCGAGTCTGAATCTAAATTATCGCCAGGATTTTCTTTATCATCAGATGGTCGAAGTTCTGTGCCACTGTAATATTTCGCAACAAAGTCAAGCACTTGCATATTTTCATCAGCCAAAATATCAGCTAAATAATAAAACAAGAACATGATCTTCTTAGATTGAATCGGAGACAGGTTGGCAAAGCGTGATAACCCATTTCTCATAAAGAAGACTCTATCGCCAACAACATAAGAGAACGTCACAAATCCATGATCTTCGTTCTGGTAAAAATTGATATATGCCGGTTCTCCAGTCATTTCTAAACTGGTCATCTTTGACATATAATCAGCATAAATTTTATTCTTAGTTTGTTCTTGAATCAAACTCTCAATGTGTTGCGGAATCTCTCGAAGTAAAGCGGCATCATCGTTCATATTAATGCCGTTTACTCGACCGGAAAAACCAGTATCCAACAAATACTGTTTATCTTCAAGAATTCTTGTAGCTGACGCAACGACAGTATTTAATCTAGCGCGCTCATATGAAACGTTATAGCGTGCAGCTTTTTCGTGCTCGTAATATTTCTCAAAACCCTCATTGACCTGTGCATCTGTTTTATCAGGAAACATATCAACGTAGGCTTTATTGGCAACAACTAGTACTCTCATTTTTATCAATGGAGATTCGCTGGTCTTGTAATCCTTTTCGTAAACTAATGAGCGAGTTACAGGATTCGATGGATCGAATTTATCGTAATCCGTAAAAAAATCTGGAGGGTAATACTTCCCGGCTTCATCTAGAATTGCTTGAAAACCTTTACGCACAGAAGATTCTAGTGCTTTGACTCTAGGACTCTTGTTTTCTTCGATATATTGCTTTATTTTTGTGTTGGAATCTTTGATTGCTTGATTGTATGCCGCTTCTTTCTTGGCTACCTTTTCTTTGGCTTTCGGGATCTTTTTTTCGTGAATATCAGAACGCTTTTTCTTTAAGTCCTCAATCTGTTTGTTTTGCTTGGCAATCTTTTCTTTATACATTGCCACAATATCGGCATCAACAGGAACACGCGCATTTGCAGATTCCATATTCGACACATCAATATCGCGTACTTGCTCTAAGTGCTTAATTTCTTCGCTAAGATTGACAACCTTTCCATCAGAGCGCTTATACTTTTCCTGTTCTAAATCGGACAATTCGAGCTTTGACTTATCCCAAGAATTTTTTGCCTTTTCTACTGATGCTTCTTGTTTGACAATAAACGGATTCTTAGCCGATTCAACTGCTTCTCCAGCGGGTTTACCGGTGGTTGCCGGTTCTTGAGAACCAGAGGCGACATATTCTGTCGTAGTGCTATCATCTTCAAGATCAATTCCAAAGCGATCATCTTCTGGTGGTGGAGGATTGACTAGTTCTTCGTTTTCTTTTGGAATTTGCTTGTCCGACGAAACTACAATATTCCACTTGCCATCTTGTTCCCAAACTGTCCAAGGCTCTCGATAATACCAATCCGCTGTGACACCAGTTTCACCCTGAGGGGCTGTTGTCGGGGTAATTACATGTGGCGTACCGTCCGGATTCATTGACGCTAGAGCAAAATTATCTCTAGGATCTGTCCATTTCTCTACATTTTCAAATGGGTCTAGATTGGACATATTAGTTAGCCTTATTGTACAGACTGTTGATATATTCTTTGCTAGTTGGAGATAGATAGTCCCAATACCAATTCACCAAATTGATCTTTTGATTAATCAGTGGAATCTTACCATCCGACAAATATGTTGACAACGCTTTTGCTACCGAGGGCGCCAAGTCTGCCGATGGTGTTGTCGGTGAACCTGGAGCCGCACAGATATGCGTATGTGCAGCTAGAGCAGCGTCTAGCGCTATCAAGGCTGTCAAAACGTTATCTACAATTCCAGTCAATTTTGAAATGTTTTCATTCATTGATTTCAGGGCGCTGGCCAAATTTTCTCCCTTGACCATTGACTGTAAGCCAGATGGTTGATTTCCAGCGTTAAGCTCAATACCTCGAATTGCTTTTACTTCTCCACCTTGAGAATTAAATCTATCGGTTCTTGTAACAAGTTTAATTCCGCCATCTCTTGCAATTATTCGAATTCCATCTGCCTTTAAAGCAATGGCAGAATGAGCTTTAATGTTCCCGACATTTCCATCTACTAAATTAAAGTTCTTGTCTACATCTGTTTTTTGACTAATGTGGATTCGCGCTGCATCTCGAAAAAAATCAGGATTAACGACTCTCTTTTCGCCCTTTTCGTCTACCAACTTTGGTGATGGACAATCTCTGCCAACAACAATGTCGAGACTACCAGCTTGCGTGTGACCTTCACCACCGTAGCCAGATTTTAGGTCTGCCGGTCGATCTCGACCAAATACGATCCATGCATTGTTCTTACCGGAAATGACTGTTTCGCATGGCGCTTCGTTGAAATTTGGAATAGGTTCAACCAACTGATCGTTGAACACTCCGCGAGAAGTAACAATGGCAACATTGTCTGTATCATTAACGGTACTTTTCTTAGTATCCGAAAGTCCACTAATATCAAATACTGGCTTGCGAGTTGTCAAATTTCTCTTTCTCCGTTATGCGACATTAATATCTTTACTCCACGTTGTATAAGCAGTTTTTTTATCTTGCGCAGTATTCCATCGACCAGTATAAGCCTTGAATCTACTTGTTAGTAGATCGTACCCTCCGTTGGCTTTGGTATACTTCTCGATATGTCTCCAATATAGACCACATGCCAAAATGCCGTTCTCTGGCAAATAAAGCTGATCGTGCGGAATTTTACCCGCAATGTCGGGATATTTTTCTTGCATATATTTCCAGTTTGAATTTCTTGTGTTCTGTCCAATGCCATATGCCGAGCTATGAGCTTTTACGGCAGATTCCCAATTGTTTCCATAGACTCCAACCGGTCGTCCAGTAGCTTCTGTCATAATTACAGTCCAAAACGCGCCAGGATCTTCAATGCCAAGCCGTTTACATACTTTGATAGCTTCTTCTTTAACTCTTGTAACTGGCCAATCTTTAAATAACTGTGAAGAAACCTTATCAAATTGACGATCCAAATTCCAAATATATCGCTGAAACTCAACGGACATATTAACACCTTGCAACGGAACAAAATCTGGATCGTCTGGAAAAATTGAATTCAAAATTTGATTGCCCACTCCTTTGATTCCTACAAATTTGCCATCTAGTTTGGTATACCCGCCAGGACCATCAGCTTTCAAATTGTTGGTATTACCATCTGGTTGTCCCTGTACCGGTCCTAGATAGATTGGTCCAGTAACGTTGACTTTATTAGTGTAGTCTACCCAGACAATATCGCCAGCATTGGGAGCTTCTATATCTTCAGATTGAGCCTCAAATATTGGATACATCTCAATAATTCTAGCATCTTCACCTTCGCGAGCCTCTAATTCATTTGGTTCTGGAAGCATTGCATGAAGCTCTGGAATTCTGGCTCTGATTCTGACCAAATTTGGAGGATCGTCAGAAAATGCCCAACTTAACCAAGAGGCTCCATTTGCTTCTGGCTCAACGCGAAGTACAACCGCTTTAAAGGCTCCAGTGTTATTAAGAGAATCTAATGTTTGCGAATCTTGAACAGAGCGCTCCAGAGCATTAATTGCGCTTGTTGGCGCACTTCTTCTTCGAATGATAGGCGGTTCAATTGGATTTAGGTCACCATATGCGAATTCTTGTCGACCCTCAATAGCCATACGACTTATTTGCTTTCTATTTACTGACGATTAAGCGCGCGTTGACGTTCAATTTCTTCATATTGAGCATCAATTTCTTCTTGAGTCATTGGCTCGTCAGCAACAGCATCGTTCTTGTGCATGCCGTGAATGATTTTAATAAGTTGTTCATTTGAACGTTGTAGAGTCTCAAGATATTTGGCAGCAACCAAGCCGCCCTGTTCTAACCGACTCTGCTGCTTCATGTGGATCATCAGATCGCTTAATAGCGCATCAACCTTGATACGATCATCGTCAATGTTCTTTAGTGCTTTAGCGGTTAGGTCGCCTGAATCAAATTTCATTCTCTTCGTCATAGATAAAATCCTCATACCCTTCATCCCAAATGCCTCTCCAAACTAAATATTGCTCTCGAAACTTTTTGAGATGACATACAATTTGTTTGGTACTCAGTCCTGTGATCTCTCTTAGATACAAATATATAGCCTTTTTATTGAAGATTTCAATATCTTCTTTGCTGTCAAACAAAATTTTGAGGGCATCATAGACCTTCTTGCGATTGGCGGTTGATTCTTCTTCGGAATCTTCCCAAGTAGCAAATTCCTTTAAAAATGTAGACCAAAATTCGTCACGTTCTCTGCTATCAAGATACGGAAGCGATTCAGAAATCAATTCTTCGCGTTCTGATAAAGCAACACCATTCTTTGAAGCATCTTCATAGTGCATCTCTCTCTTTAGCAGAGATACGTGACGCTTTCGTTCGTGACTAAACCAATTACGAGTGATAACTGTAAAATATGCAAAAGCCTTCGAACCTTTAGCCGGATCGAACTTATCAAGAATAGTCATTAGCCAAATCTTACACTCTTGCTTCTTTTCTTCAATATTTGGAAGTGACGTATACTTGTACGTATATACGATCTTGTCGACTAACTCTGAAAATACTGGCTGTAACAAATCTTTGTACAGTTTATTCTTTTCATCTCTATTTGTCGATGATGCATATTGAATAATGGCATTTTCATGAATTTGTGTAAAGTAATAGTTTTTGGGAGTCTTGCCAGCGGAGTTAGTATACTTGCCTGACGACTTCGCTTTTGTCGATTGTTTCTTGTTGCTCTTCTTTGTGATCAATATCTAATTCCTCATCTTGTGAGGACTCTGAAGTTTGTCGATCATACTCTAGCGCATCTTTTTGATCAAACAAGCCAACCAAGTATGTGTCATGTTCAAATTCATCTATTGCAGATTCTAGAAACTTTGTATGTTCGATAAGCTTTTCCAGAGTCGGTTCGTTGTAATATGACGGCATCTTGTATACGCGCTCTAAATGTTGCTGATAATCTTTCAATTCTGCTCTAATTGAAAACCAACCCAAGACTAAGGATTGTACACGCTTCATGAGCGCTCTAACATAAAGCAGAAAAAAAATCACAACAACAAATAGAACTACTGTAAAAAACCAACCCATATTATTGTTTTCCTTTTAATTCCTCGCGCATTGACTCAATATAAGATGTTAAATTCTTTCGTCGAATCTCCAAGTTGCGATCTTGATTTGTAGATGATGCAGCGTTCTGCAATCTGACTTGATTGATGACTGGAACTCTTATTAATTGCTGCGCATCTGCATTGCACATCGGGCATGCAGTTAACGGTTTTGTCATTTCATGAGAAACCGTATATTGTTTGTTGCACTCTTTACACTTATACGTATAAAATGGCATTTCTTACCCTTCAAAGTCTACAAGAATCGAATCCATTACCTTCTTAACTTCTTCTGGCTGCTCGTCATAGGGGCTAGCATCTGATGAAACGCGCAATACAGGCGGATTCTCGATCCAAACTTCATCGTCCTTGATAAAGAGCTTCCAGCCCATCAATTCTGGCATAATGTCTGTTTGTTCTGCCAACGAATTCTGTAGCGCAAACAACATTGCCATTGCAAACTGTTCCGATACCTTGAATGTCTTCTCTTCTGTCATTTCTTTTCTCCTAGTTTTTAATTAACCGCAACACTTCTTGTTCATCATGATTATACATTAATTCTACCAATTGTTCAAAAGTCACTTCTGGTTGCCATCCAAGTTCATTTTGAATTTTACTAGCATCACCAAGCAGTAATGGAACTTCCGCTGGGCGTTGGAGCGTTGGATCGAGAGAAATATAATCCGCGCAATTTTCAATTCCAGCACATCTGAAAGTCTCCAATACAAAATCAAAAACAGTACGAGTGATACCGGTGGCTACTACGAAAGTGTCTGGTTTATCGTGTTGCAACATCATGTACATGGCGTTAACATAATCTACGGCATAACCCCAATCGCGCTTTGCATGTAAATTTCCAAGTACAAGTTTGTTCTGAAGCCCATGTTTAATTCTCGCAACGCCTTGTGTAATTTTGCGTGATACAAATTTTTCACCTCGACGTTCTCCCTCGTGGTTGTAAAGAATGCCACACGCAATAAACATTCCATATGCCTCTCTGTAACTTTCGCAAAGCTGATGAGCACATAGTTTTGCACATGCATAAGGGGAAACGGGAAGCATTGCGCTCTGTTCATTTTGGGGCACTGCAATATTTTTGCCAAACATTTCACTGGTACTGGCTTGATAAAATCTCGCTTCTGGTACAATCTTTCGCATTGCATCGAGAAGTCTTAGCGTACCAAGTGCATTAACGTTCATGGTTTCTTCTGGCACCTCAAACGAAGTATGTACGTGAGATTGAGCAGCAAGATTGTAGATTTCGTCTGGTCTGTGTTTATGCAGAGCATTCCAAAGACTCGAAGAGTCGGTCATGTTGGCATATTCCAATTGAAAATTGGGATCTTTGAGCGCTGATTCGAGATTGCTGCCGCACTCTACGGCTCGGCGGCGAGTCAATCCGACAACCCTATAGCCTTTTTGCAAAAGAAGATCGGATAGATGAGAGCCATCTTGTCCATTTACGCCGGTTATGATAGCTAGCTTTTGTTTGTTACTCATGATTTCTCCACAAATTCAAGTAAAGTATCACAGATATGCTCAATTTCGTTAAGTGTCAATGTCGGATATGAAGGCAAGACAATCACCTTTTCAGATAATTCTTTAGCTACATCATCTTTCTGACAGAACACTCTAGAATTTAAACGCAAATGTTCGTGACGAGTATACGGATAAAACATTGGTCTAATATCAATGTTGCGTTCTGAAAAGAAAGATTCAGCCTGCAAATATGTTCCAGAATTTTCTAATTTTACTGCAAACATCCACTCTGCTGCTTTTGTGTTTTCGGCGTTCTGTTGATAGCTCAACTTTGTTGAACTGCTCAATTTGGCACGATACGCTTCAAAAACGGCATGCTTGGATGTTAGGATCTCATCGACAGATAAAAGCTGACCGCATAACATTGCAGCCTGTAAATTCGTCATTCTGAAATTATGAGCTAGCGTATCATGCACGAATCTGGTTGAAGTATTGCCCTGATTAACGTATGATGCAATATATTTCGCAATCGTATCATCATTGGTTACGAACGCATCTCCCTCGCCCGAGGTTATTGTTTTGTTTGCAAAAAAAGAAAAAGAAGCACAAAGACCAGCAGAGCCAACTGGCTTTCCATCATATTCACCAAACAAAGCTTCGCACGCATCTTCAACAATCAACGCATTTGGAAACTTTCTCTGAAGCGCCGGTACATTTACGGGATTGCCCATATTGTGAACTACAAAAATAACACCTGAAGCTAGCATTCCCTCTCTTTCTAACCAATCAGCTGATAAGTCCATGTTCCAAGTGTTTTTGTCTGCATCCAAGGCTAAAATATCGTATTTATCATCATGCAGAAAACTGTTGACGGATGCAACATAACTGTTGTTTGACGTAATCACTTCTTCAGCCTTTGGCTTAACATATTGCACCGCCTTGGCCAAACAATATGTTGCGGCAGTGCCATTACACGTCAAAATTACATGTTTAACTCCCAAGCGTTCTTTTAATAACTGCTTTGCCATATCGATATATTGACCCTGTGAAGAAACCCATCCACTATCAAGAGCATATCGAACCAGATCTTTTGTAACATCATTTAAATAAGGTTTATAAATTGGAATCATTTTTTAGCTAACTCTAACGCATGTTCAATATACCCAACAGTTTTTCTCGTATCATAATAACGAATAATACTATTAACGGGCAAATATTCGCATTTTTTAAATGACAAAAGACCATTATGGTCAACTGTGTCTAACTCTAATATGTTTATTGGTTTGAGTGTAAAAACAGACATCATTTGATTGGCAGAATTTCTTCCAACAAAACAAGAACAATTACGCATCAATGTTATAACATCATAAAAATTTGCTCCAAGACAATTGTAACAACCATCAATAAAAAAATCATCCTTAGCGCCAACCAACACAACCGGAACGTCATTCTTAATCATGGTTTGCACAAACTCAGCATAAGCTTTTGGATTAGATGACGTTCGAAACGACATTGAAGAATGTTCAAAAAGAATCCAGGGTCGGGCACCCAAAGATGAAAAAAAATCGAAATCGCTCATTTTGCCATTATGCTTAACTACGTGTTTAATATCGTAATTTCTTTTCATATTCATTGAGTCATAATAAGGAAACTCAAAACTTTTCCACTGTTGAATGCGGCGTCTTTCTATGTGATATTGTATTACTTTTTTAGACAGATCGTATATTCGAAGTTTGGAATGCACAAATGCTTTGTCCACCAACGCACCTAAACACTTAATCACTTCTCGACTTAAAGCGTTATGAGGATATCGATATCGATTAATTACATGATGACCAAAAACCAATTCTTCGTTTCTATAAATATTTGCTACGTTTTTATTAACAAACCATGCCACAGTTTGCTCCGGATGCTCTAAGCGATATTGTTGAATCATTAATCTGGAGTGAATGGCATCACCGAATCCAGCATATTCCACAAACACAGTATCTACTTCAGTACAATCTATTCTTTCACACAATTCAATCAAATCCGCTTCAAATGTATGCAATATTACTGATATTTCATCTTTTATAGCCTCAACAGACATATCAAAAAATTTCGAAGCTTCTTTATATATGGAAGAGACTTCTTCGGTTTTAATAGGTTTTGTATTTAGTCTGGACGTATTCTTCAAGCGCTTTATCATTTTTTATGTCTTCTAAGAGGGTCACAATATGTTGATCAATTTCATCAATAAGATTGTTTCTTTGAACATTTAAATCACAAGCCTTTTGTAATGAAGACCACAAACGTTTTGCGCCCTCTTCATTTTCAAAATACTCATGCTTGTACTCATCGAATGTCATTCGTCGAATTCGATACAATTCTTCTTGATTGTTCCACATTTTTGTGTCGACAGTAAAAAGCTTGTCAATTAAAGAACCTAGTGTATCAGACATTATTGCCTCGCAAATAAAGAATTTTATCGATTGGAGGATCGAATTGGCCATAAAACTTCATGTTCCCGCGTCTTCCTTTTGAATTACCCTCGAAGCGTTTCTGTTACCAATGATTGTTGCTGGAACGCCACCAAGAATAGTCCACGCTGGATATTCCTTCGTTACTACTGCGCATGCGCCGACAACCACACCTTCATGTAGCGGAATTCCAACCATCAATACCGAATTAACTCCCATAAATGCATGTTTATGTAGAATATTCCAGCTTCTTTTGATTTCTCGACCGTGAGGTGAAGCAGCAGACATAATCGCATTCTTTGTATCGCTTCCAGATATAATGCGACTTCCTTGAGCCATAGCAACATAGTCTTCAAGAATCACCTTGCCGCCGCCTAAAATTCCACAAAACGAACTAATGTGAACATACCGCCCGATATCTAATCCGCTACCACCCTCAAGACGGCAAAAATCATCAATGCGACACCCATCGTGCAAAATGATCTCTTCTGGTTTCAAAATCAGCGCATTTTCGAATACTTGTACACCTTCTCCGACATACTTAAATTGTTTCATAAATTCTAGAGACTTATACATTTAGTAGCACTCCGGCTAATTTATCGCCAACCAATTCAATAGTATTTAGACTTAACGATTGTGGACTTATATGATCAACAAGACCACTCTCGAAAGCCGCTCTCATCTGCTTGCGAACTGACTTAATATCCGCCAAATACCAATCCATATTGCACGTATACCCAGGCAATCCCTCATACGGTTGCCACATTCCATCAGTCAAAAAAATAGAATCTTCGGGATATCCCCGAAGCAAATCAACATGACCTCCCTCGCGAGGGACGATTACGCGCTTGTTGAATTGCATAGCCTCTGCCAACGGAATGCAAAAACCTTCTCCGCGCGTGGGCAAAACGAAAGCATTGCAACTATTATACAGCCAATTCAAATTTCCCTTCGAAATAGCACCAGGGACAACCACAACTAACGCCGAAGGATTGCTGCCATCATCTAGATATATGGAGTTTCGGATCTCAACAATTTGCTTTTGAATCTCTTGCTTTTGTTGACTGGCTGACATCGGATTGTTGTTCATAATATTAATGTAAGTCTTCAAAACTAAAACAACATCTTGACGCTTTGCGAACTCCATATAATACGCGCGCAAAAGATCTTTTAATCCTTTTCTTGGCTGCCACTGTGCAACTGACAAAAATACATATTTTCCGCTCAAAAGTGAACGCAACGACGAAATCTCTGTTATATCTTTGATATCACTCTGCTCAACAACGCATGGAACGCGATATACACGCTCTCCAAGCCGTCGTCGATATACTTGTTCATTCCAATCACAAGCGACTATTACCTTCGAGGTTTTGATGGCGTCAAAAATATCCATCCAAAAGCGAGGAATATCTGTTGCTTCCCAAAAAGAAATGTTCACATTATCACTAGAATGATCAAAAAGCTGCTTCACCTTTATCCAAATCGGCAAAGCACTTTTGTCTTTCCATACTATCATGGGTGGAGGCATACTCCAAATGACTGTATATTGAGGTTGATTATGGATTATCAAGTTATCAACTTCATCATAAGATATCTCATATTTTTCAATAAGCGCTTCTTCTTCCTCGGTAATTTTGCTGTTATTGGTTTCAAGAGGAATTGTAAATATACTTAAATGAAAAGCTTTCGGATGCATTTTTAAATAATGATCTAAGGCTTTAAGATATCCTCTCGCAGCAACGGCATATCCACAATTATCTCGAAATTGCGCGATAAAAACAAACCTTTTCATCACACAACTCCAATCTCAACAGCTTCAATCTCGAAAGCTTCCCCCAACAAAGTCTCGCGCATCTTCTCGTAAATCTTTGACTTTTCCAGTTCAACTAAAATATGCTTTTGAAGCTTCTTTGCCTTACCAAGCTTTTCAGAATGATTCTTATATACGTCAAGCAAAGCGTTCTTGTACGATACCATGTCTGGATAACACCATTGCATTCCAGGCTCAATTAAATTACGCCATTGCGGAATCAATCCAAACGAAGGATCAACTGGAGCGATTTTGAATTCAATCTGAGTTACCATCGGCTTGATAACTGTTTTGTGCAGCTTCTTGTCGACTGTTGGAGCTTGAAGAAAGTCAGTATATCCGCTCCACCAAGAACAAACTACTGGCAAACCATATGAGGCTGCGTCAAGAATCGGCAAACACGTACCCTCTCCATGAGTAGTTGTAACGATTGCCTTGACTTTTGGATTTTGATACAAGGCGCTCATTTCTGCATCAGTCATATAACCATGAAGAAGAAATACTTTGCACTTTCGGTTTGGATACTTTGTGTATAGCGGTTTGAGTAACTTGTCTAACTTTTCTTTTGTATCTTCTCGATCAACGTTCGAAAGATTGCCACCGGCAACCTTCAGAATCAATCCAACAGGCTCATTGTTCATTGCCTCGACAAAACCAATAATCGTCTGTTCTAGGTTCTTTCTTGAACCCCATTGAGCGACTGCCAGGAAATTGAAGTCCATAAGCGCAGGAAGGGCAAAATTAGCGTCTTGCTCTACCGGGACTACTGGAAATGGCACCACTTCAATAGGAACGCTGGAAGGTACCTTTAAATCGATTTCTCGACCATTCGGCACTGAAATCTTGTAATGAGCGTTAACGATGGAATTCTTTGAGTGCTCCGAATGAACGATAATCTTGTCCATCAAATAACACTTCTCAAGCCATTGTTTCGAAATTCTATCGGTTTCCATCGCAGCAGTAACACCAATATTGATTGGCGCAATCTTCTGCCATTCGCCAGGAATTGTTACCTGTACAGAAACATCAAACTTGCCGCCGTTCTTTTGATATTCAAAAGTCTTGAGTACCAAAGAATGCATCCATTCAAAAAATTCGGTTTGCTGCAAATTATTGGTCATCTTCGCCCAAGGAGTCGATACCAAATATAATTCAACGTCATTCCTGTCTTTTAAAGACTCTAGAACGAAACGAACAGCAACCGAATAGCCAGCAGTAGCAAAGGCACTACCAACGACTACAACCTTTTTTTTCTCTGCCAATTTATTCTCCGTCCCTATAACGCTCTATTTCTCTTACCCATTCAGCCAACTGTTCAACTGTCAATAAGTCCAACTGCTCTTTAATTAATGCTGCAACTGCACTAACATCTTCTTTTTCAACGGGAGCTTTGATAAACAATTTATGACAAACACTATTGGCTAACTTATTACCATATCTCAAAACAAAACTATATGTTGCTAACTCTTCATCTCCGTAAGACTCCACGATTTGTAATCCACTCTTGGCCATGTTGGTCCTTTCTGATATACGGAAGTTAGAATTTCATCCCAACGATTTGTATATTGTTCAAAATTAAAGTGTTTATTGACGTGTTCTACTGCTAACTTGCCGAGATTATTTCGCTCTTCTTTACTCATAAAGTACATTTTGGTCATTGCTTCAACAACCCGTTCGCGACTTACATGATCTTCATAAATATAAGGAATTATTTGAGAACCTACAACTGGACTAGCCGATGGTTTTAGTCCAACTCCAAGATGAACACCATTATCATTGATAATCTGTTCTACCATTCCGCCTGTCAACGTCGCAATTGCTGGCTTGCCGCATGCAAGAGTTTCAAGCAAGCTCAAGCCGAAACCTTCAGAATCGCTGATGTTAATTCCGCAATCACAGGCGTTGTAAAGCACTCCAAGACGCTCAAACGATAATGCCTTATCGGTAGAAAATAATACTTCTCCGTTCGTTAGTCCTGTCGCCTTAACGTTTGCCTCTAAATCTGGTCCAGCAGCTTCTTTTGGATCTGTGTGCATCAACAGAATTGTCTTATCGTGACCAATCTTATCGCAAAAGTCCTTATATGCCCAAATCAAACTAGCTGCTTGCTTGCGCTTCTGGTTTCGATTGTTCCAAAAGAAAATGAACTTTTCTGCATTCGGTCCTAAAGAGTTCTTCCTGAAAGTCTTAACGCTCTCTTCTGGAAGGGGCTTGAAGTACTTCGGGTCTACTGCATGCGGCAAATACAAACATTCAGTATTTGGAGCTACAGTTTTATTAATATCGAAAGTCAGCTTGCTGATAGCTACTAGCGTATCTGTTGATTCGTAGTATTTTTTGTTATATGTTGGATATGGTAAGTTATCCCAAATGTTATAATACACGGTGTAACAATTGGTGCGAATCTCATTTTCCATATTCCACAGCCACCAATAATATCTTGGATCTGTCATGAACCAAAGAATATCTGGCTTCTTCAATCTTAGGGCGGCTCGCAATACTTCTGGTTCTCCGAAGCCATTAATGGGCAGGATTTCCCAAGCGTCACCATATTCTTGTGTTTTGATTGGATTCATATTTTGATTTGCAGCGGTTGCTGCTAAGGAAGCGACTTGATACTTACCGGTTTTCAACAAACCTTCAATCATGTATCTGGTTTGAAGACCGACGCCAGTTGGTTTTCCGATTGGATTGTCGGAAATGGTCATTAATCGAATCTTTTTTTCTTCACCCATCTTATAACCTTTTCAAGAGCAATGTGGCGTATGAAACAGCTTACAGTTTCCGCAATTGCTTCGGTTCTTAAGATAACGCTTATTCTGCAAGTTGTAAAGAGCCTTTCTCAATAAATCATTAGCGTTTTGCATCTTTTTGTTGCCTGAAGTAACTCTGAAAATCTCTACCCTGTTCTTCTTTGCCGTTCTCTTGAGTAAAGCAAAGTGAGTTTCGATATTCTCTAGTGGGATTCCTGTTTTTTGACTGTAAAAAATCTTATACAATGTCAATTGATAGTTGACAATTGCGCTATTCTTTTTTTCAGGAAGCCACCCAAATGAACACGATTTTAGATCGACAATATGGTATTTGCCATCGCTGGTCTTTAAAATTAAGTCGATAAAACCTTTGAAATTCCAGCCATTACCGTATTCGATTAGCTCCATCAGCCTAAATTCGGTTGCAACAACCTCATATTCGCCAAAGTAATCCTTGAATGCTGGTTCAATCTCTGAAAATATTGGCTTCCAAAGTGCTTTGTGTTCTTCAATCATTGCAGATTCGTTGAGCAACTTCTTTTTGTCTCTCTCTGAGAGCTTATTTTCTTCATCTTTGAGGCTCTTTTCAATTGAAGACAAAAATGCGTTCCATTGTTCTTCATCTGTGTTTGCGCGCTTATGCATGATTTGTTCACAGGTATAGTGAAGCGCTGTACCTAAAATACCAGCAGATGCAGGACCATCATAATTATCTGGAATGTCAGCTTTGTCGATATACTTTAACTTGTGAAAATGCGAGCAGAAGTTCCATTGTACTAGCTCTGAATAACTCAAATGTGTTTTCTGTTCTGTTGTTTCGGACAATTTAAGACTCGAAGTTAGGAATTAAACAATTCCTGTAGTTTTTGATATAACGTCGGACACTGATCTTTTAGCATTTCTCTTTCTTCTGTACAAAATACCTCGAAGCCAACTGCCAAATATTCTCGAAGACTTGTTACTGCATAAGCAGACGGGAACAAGTCCATCGAAAGATTGGTTACGACTGGATATCCAACTTCTCTAAATAGAAAATCATCAAAATTCTCATCAAATTCAGTCTGAGAATACCATTCATCGGCAACATCGATTCCTTCTTGCTTTAACAGTACTAACAATCGATCTTTCTTCCCAACATATTCACCAGCTAACTTTTTGTCAGCATATAATGCTCTTGCATAAGAAGCTTCCAGTGAATGTGCAAACTCATGTACGATATCATCTACCAAAGTCATTATTGAATCTTGTTCGTTCGATACGTAAATCGTTCCGTTCTCGAAAACACTTGCAACCTCTCTTGTCTTAAGAAACGCAAAACTTCCGATCATGACTTCTTCAACGTCATATTCTAGGCTCTCTGGAAGTCTCTGTTCCAAAAGCGCAATTGCTTCGACGATATCCACGTCTTGTGGTAAGGGATTATTGACGTATACTGTGATTTTATTGAAGATTGAGAATTCGCCCAAAGATTTTCGGGACTTAGAAGAGGATTCTTTGATATAGGCTTTCATGGTTTCTCCTGCGTTATTCGACACTGTAACTAGTGTCGCTGACCAACAGGAGAGACAAAATTACCCGATCAACTTACGTCCGTCCTTGATTAGCTGACGAAAAAACCAAGGAGGAAAGTGAAGCTGTTTGAACGATGCGAATGCGCGATTGTAGCCAATCTGGTTAGTTACAGTGCTAGTCAGACGATAATTTACAGCATTTCGAGTCTCGGTGCTCAAAACCTGATAAGCGGCAACCGCAATGCAGTTATAGATGCCCTTGTGTTCCTCAACCATTGACTTCTCGATAGTCATTGTCTCGCCAAGAACTAGACGACCAACAGCCGTAGCCTTGCCATAGCTCTTTACAGCCGTATCGTAACGATCACGGAAAGAAAAAGCTAGACGATATTCCTTGTCAAACTTATCACCAGCATCTACAGCGACAGAAACAGCACCATCGTTCCAGTAACGAAAAAACACGCGATCTAGATTCATTTTATTCACCATCTTGTGAAATTTGTTAAATTGGCAGTTTTGCCAGAGCAACATAGCAACCATTTAATCAGTTTATGGTCTTGATCGGGACCACAGGTTAGAACCTCCGCAACAATGCGACACACGCGGTACCATAAACCTACGCATTTTACTTCCTCCTAAAAAGTTGTTTACTTTCGCAAAGCCTTAAGCCTGCGCTCTTCAAATTCATCTTCGTCCTCGTTCGAACCCTTGCGAATTCTGTGTTTGCCGTCCTTCGGTGCATTGTACACATCACGCGCATGCTCTTTGTCGAGGATTTCCATATCGTCAATTCTGTCTAGCTCTTCATCGGATAGCTCAGGAACCAAGTCAATTACCCGCTTTACTGTCCTTCGAATTGCCTGACGATCCGAGCGCTTCCACTTATCTTCTTCTCCAGCGCGTACCTTTGCGTTGGAATCGAACTGATTGCGCTTAAAACTCTTGCCCATTTTGTTCTGTCTTTTTCCTCAGTTACTTGTTGCGATCAGCAATTACTTGTCGCAGAGCGCGTACCAGTTCATCGATTCTGCCAAGCTGACCGTGCTTCTGAATGTACAGCATTTCCTCGATAATTTTGGCAAAAATAGCCTCGTCTTGCTGTAGCCAAGCAGTCATTTGCTTCTCGTCATGTAGACCCTTCATCATTTTCTTCCTTTCTAAGTTTCTTCTCTAACCTACCAACACAGTTTACTCGTTCTCGGTACTCTTGTCAAGAGGTGTTTTCTTAAATCGAATTGTGATCACAGCCTCGTGAAATTCTTTAGGATTGTCATACCAATCTTCTGTAACAACGATTGGATGCAAGACCATCAGTTTTCTGCCGGATTCATCTCATCTTCATCGCGATCAAATAGACGAAGAAACACAAACTTGCCCAACTCGCCTTCTTCAAAAGGAAATTGGCACGTTTTGTAAGACTGTTTAATTAGCGTTACTGGAAGGTCTGTATTTTGATATTTGTCGAGCTTGCTGATCATATCGTTGATTTCTTGCTGACCGACCTTATCCTTGACGTGAATATACACAACTACTCGATTTCCTTTCGAAGTCATGTAAAGTTTATTTCGAGTGGCAGCTAGCTTTTCTGTCGAAACGTAAAGCTGCTCAAGTGGTCGAAAACCTTCAGGGCAGTTAGGCTCGCTCATAGTTGTTTAGCCTCACCGTAACTTCATCTTCGTTTCAAAACGGACACCGTGCTTGAACTTCCTTATAGTCTTTATGAGCAAAGCCAAATCCAACGGTGCAACGATATTTCATATCATCACCATGCTCGAATGGGCAATCACCCGCAAAACAATCTCCAGGCTTATCTGGTCCGTTCATTTGCATTTTACCACCCGCGCTTAAGTTTGATTAAACGAAACCAGCCCATATCTAAAGTCCAATCGTAAACAATTCTTCCATCATTGCCCGAATATTCATATGAACAAAAACGAAATCCTAACCACTTCATCCTGAAGGTCATAATTCGAAACATTCGGCACAATTTAATTTTGGGCTGCATTTCGTGTCTTCAAATCCTTCTTAATCTCATCAAAACTGACTGGATAAAAATCATGTGCATCACAGGACACGTTGAAATGATTGGGATAATTTTCCTTAATCGAATTATGAACATGACCATGCACAATGTACTTGCAACCTGTCACTTCTCGCAACTTCTCAATTCGTTTGTTTTGCTGCATCAACTTATCAAACATTCGCTGCTGTTTGAATGGCTTTACAACGACGTTTGTATTGTCAAATTCTGCCGGCATCGTTTCTCTTGCTGGATAATGTACAAGCAGATAATCATTGTCTAGTACGAAATGATTGGCAATTTCGATAACCTTTGTACCGGGCATGCCATGATAATCATAAATATCATGTGAATCGTGATTACCCATCGCAAAATGAATGCTGCCATTAAGGCGATTCATAAGTTTCTCGACAAAAAATGCACCCTTTGTCCAGGCAAAATCCCCTAAAAAATACACCACATCATTTGGCTGTACTCGTTCGTTCCATCGTTCAACAAGCAGATTGTTCATCTTAAATGTACAATCTGGATCATTGATATCAAGCGGTCGATTGCAATACTTGATGATGTTTTTGTGTGAAAAATGTTGATCGCTCGTAATCCAAATCATTAAATCCAACTCCAATGTTCATAAGGACGCTTTCGAAGGCGCGTATTTCCAACTCTAAAATTATCATGCTGTACTTTGCTAAGGATTTGAGTATGATCGCTATCAACAAAAATCAACATGGCATGCTTACCATACTTATTTGCAGACTTCACGAAAATTGACTTTTGTTCAAATTTCCTAGCCCAACCAATTGCCTCATATGACAGTACTACCGAATCTTCTACAGATCTTGCAGGTACAATCAGACAGCGCAGATCGTCGTTTCCGTTATGTCTTCCGATTGCTTGCACGTATCCATAACCAGCTTCACGAACGAGAGCCTTAAGTTGTCGATAATTTTTATCATTCTTTTGACGCAATTCGTCAGCTTCTCGTGGAGTTGTACAAAGCGACCTCGTTTCAGAGGATACAATGATATATCCCATTTCGTGATACTTTGTAAAAATACGATTTGCTGTGGTCATGTTCTCAACCTCGAATACAGTATAAGCAATTTTACTTATACTATCAAGTATAAAGCGCGCCAAGGATGATTCGAACATCCGTAAAGCCAAATTAGAAGTTTGGTGCCTGATCCGCTAGGCTATTGGCGCAAATACTACATAAACTCTATCGCTTAAAGTAATCTGGAAAGACCTTCAATCCTAGCTTCTGTCGAATAAGCTGTTGAGCTTCAGCCAACACTGAAACCATATTCTTTCCGACTGTCAAGACGTTCAATTCTTTACAATCGGCTGTATAATCTGTTTCAGACTTGCGATAGATTGTAATTCCATACGTCTTACCATTGAAGATTACGTTAAATTCAAGCATACCAAACTACCTTTCGTGAAAGCTTTCGTGAAAGAACAAAATCGCCATCAAACAACGAACATTTTGTATTAGAGCTTACTTGTGTCTTTTGCAACTGACAAAACCAGTCTTCACCCTTCATACCGTCAGGTGTGGCGCAAGGACAGTCAAAACAACCTGTAACTTGTACAACATGTTCATCGGTACTTCATCAGCAACCGGGCAACCGTACCAAGTACCATTCATGATAGTTGTTCTATTCACTTTTGATTACCTCTACCTTCATATAGGTTACGCGATTTCCTCTGTGTCGACCAATTGCAGTAGTTTTGTTCATATGGATTCCAGCAATTGCTTGTTTAGTCTGCATATCCACACGCAAACAGTCCACATCGCCTTTTTCTTCCATTACAAACAAAATGACGCCAATCCAATCTTCATGAATCGCACTTGGCTCTTCAAGATTAATTTCGTCAGTATACGGATCATAAATCCGATCAAAAAACGTCACTCTGACGGCATCGCCAACCTTATAATCAAACTTTCGCATCCTTATGCCACTTTCAACTGTAGGATACTCGATCAACAATCATTTGTCAAGCACTTTCGAAGCTGATTCTTAAGATATTGTCTAGCAGAATGAATGGCATTACGTTTATCTCTTTTATCGCCAAACCAAGGACGATAACCAGGATACTGTATTTTCGTAACCGATTTCATGAGATCTTTCATGGTGACAGTCTCCAGCTGTTATGGATTCTGTACTCCACGAATAGACGTAAATGGTATAAAAGGCTATTTCAATCAAAAGTAATACCCACCAAAATAACCGTCAAGATTCGGATTAGTGATATAATCTTCCGTATACGGATAAAGACCGGTTCTGATCAACAAAAGTCGATTAAAGTTACAAAGAATAACTAACTGTCAAGTCGATAATTCCTCGATTATCCTTATCTGGTTCATTCCAATTATAATTCCACACTTTCTTTATTCCTTCACGTCCTTACAACGTTCTCGATCTGCCTTCTTTTTCTTGTCAGGAATCACTCGATTCTTGCTGACCCAAGCAGACAAACCAACAGCCTCAATGATTGCCTTACGCATTGCAGCCTTGGCGGCAGCCACAGGATTGTATTTCTTTTTATTTTTTCTCATGAGAAATGTCTTGCTCCGCTCTAAGACTTAACATACTCATAGTATATACAAAGCCAGATGAAATGCAAGCACATTCGAACAAAATTAGAAACTGAATCGATAACGGAAACCATAGTCCAAGAATCCACTGAAACATTAAACAGTTAAGCCATCCTACGTGAAAGCCAACGCATAATGGACAATGAAAAAATCTAGCTTTTGGTCGGATTGAATCGAAGATATGGCCATATGTCAGAATGAACGTCATTCCAAAACAAGCCAAAAGGTAGGAAATTAAAAGAAACGATAGCACTTGAATCTTTGTTAGTTGTCAGCCTTTGGAAGTACTTCATCCAGAGTTGGTACTGTTTCTGCTGAAACCTTGACTTCCTCTGGTACTGTTGCTACCGGTACGTCAACTGTTGTAGTGGTAGTCTCTGGAACAACTTCATCAACTGTCTCTGGTACGACAACTACATCTAGCTCAACTGGAACAGTCTGTACATCTGTCTGAACGACCTCTTGTACAACCTCCTGATCGACTGGAGCAGTAGGATCAAAGCCGATGCTGATTCCATAACCTCCAAGAATCGCAAACACGACCACTAGAAGTGCAATAAAGACCTGCTTAAGATTGAACTTCTTCGTTTCCACTGTCACTGCTGTCTTCTGTTCTGACATTTTCTTTCCCTTTCAACAAATGATTTCTAACATACGCCAATCTTTCTGCTTTCTTTTTATGAAGAAAGATGTTTTGTTGTTGTCGACTGATTAACCTCTTTTTGATTCTCTCTTGAAGTTTCTGATATTGCTTATCCGTCATGCAATTCAATCTCTCAATACGTACATAGTCTGCCATAGATTTTTTGATTTGTTTATGCAAAACGTCATGCGTCATGATCTGGAAATAGTATTGCTGTGCTGTCATGCCAAGAAGCAATGCAGCATCTTTGTGGTTTGTGGTCATACTGACTGCTATTTTAAGCAAAGCGTCTTTGATTATTTTCGGAAAAACTTTCCACAAAGGAAACCCAAAATATTTACCTCGCATTGTTCGGACAATAGATTCCAGCTTTAAAGCCATCAGTTCTTCCATGCTGAGAGCAGAAAGCATCACCTCAAATGATTCGTTGATTTTTCCTTGTTCTCTTAGTTGTACCGAAATTGGTGGTTCGCGAAGGCTGTCAGTATTTGTATAATCTACTTTGTATTGTTTCTTTTCCATAAAACCACTATACCAGAATTCAGGTTCCTGTTAACGTCCAAATCTTGTTAAGAGGGAAGGCTCACTTTTTTAATCAATCAGATCAACGACTTCTGAAAAAAGTGTAAACAAGGTACCTGGGAAGGTGTACTCTGTGTTTGAGGTTGGTTGGTAATGCACTGACAGTACTTGATCAGTATTTAATAGCTTGCTGATGCCAACTAATTAAAAACTGTTTAAAAAGCATTTTGATTCTGATCAGTTTGTTCTAGTTTGTTCTTTTCTGATTCGTACTGTTCTGAAGTAGGTTCTGGCAGTGATGTTTGTAGTTCATCCTCAAATTTGTCGAAATATAGACGAATATTTGTTAATAAATAATCATAGAAAGTCTCTCTGTCAGATTCATTGGCTAATTTCTTATATGCATCAACAATCTGCTTTTCTACTTTTTCGAAAGCTTCAGCAGCAAAGTTACGTCCTGTTTCTTCTTCTCCAGAAATTGTAAATTCATCCGGTGCTAGATCTTCCTTACCATCTCCATCAATGTCGATAAACTTTTCTTCTTCTCCAGGCTGTACTTCTGTATTAATGTTTTCTGGTGGATTATCTCCGATGAAAGCATCCTCGTTTTCAGCGTCAGAATCGATTTTGGCTGCTTCCGAATCTCCAACCTCTACATCTACGTCTGCTTCTTTCAAAGCTTCAAAAAGGGCATTCTCGTCGATATTAAGGATACCTCCGTCATCTGTCTCTTCTTCACCACCATCTACGCTTACTCTAGTAGGAGCTAGGGCGTTTTGTATAGCGTTCACAATATGAGCACGGAATGATTCTCTCTGAGATTCATCGGTAGTTAGTTGCTTATAACTATCCTCCAGTACTGGTACAATCTTTTTCAACAGATCTTCTAGAACGTTAATTCCAGTAGATCTATGTGGTACCGTGTCCATCTCATTAATGATGATTTTCTTGATTGCTTTTTTAAGACGACTTTTCTGTTCTGTAACAATCTTTAGTCTTTGCTGAATTAATGATTGCATCGATTCCTTGAGAAGTCTTTCTTCTTTAATTTCTTCGATGAAATTTGCTCTTTCGATGATAAACATGCTTATCGCTCCAACTCGTTTCTATAATTATGCCTTCGTGGCTGCATATTGTTTAGCTAATTTAAGTACTTCAGCAAACGGTAAATTGATTTGCAACACTTCAACCGGTGTATTTGGATGATCCATAGCCGCCAACCAACGATGATGTCCATCGATAACATACAAATCTTTTGATATCACGACTGGTTTTCTAGGTTCTTGAGGATTATCAATCAGCCATTTCTTGAATTTTTCTACTTTTGCAGGATCAAATTCCTTTTGAATTGGCATTATATCTCTTGGTCGAATCGATTTTTCAACATATTTGATTGAGCGACTACGACGGTTTAAGTACTTTCGAAAATCGTCCATATCCTTGATTTGCGGCAAAGCTTCTCTCGGAATATCTAGACTGTTATCGATCCTTCCAGTAAGAGCTTCGAATAATTTCTTGTCAATAAAACGAATCAATCGCTCCTTGATTAAGGCATTTGATTGCTGTTCCAGCTTCTTTTGAATGTTGACCATGATTTGTTCCGCATATTGTCTCAAAGAATCTGGAATAAATCTAGTGAACGATTTGAGATCGCCATTCGTAATGGCGGCGCGCATATCACTAGCGGATAATTCAACACCACCCTCAATAGTTGGTGCTACAGCAGCCTCTTCGCCACTCAATACAGTTACACCTTCTCTGGCATATTTTTGAGCCTTTTCGAACCTTTCTTGATCTCCACCCTTTGTCGATACGCCCAAAGCGATAATATCCCCTGGTTGCGCCCATTCAGGATCATCTTTCTCGTTTGCGACGAACAAGTATACTGCTCCAACTGGAGAATTGACTGGAGATTCTAGCACTTCAACTCGATCATTAAGCTTCTCTGCCTTGAGATATGTAATCCAAATGCTTTTTGCGATCTGGAATGTCATTTCTTTACCATCCGGCATTCTTCTTGGCAATGGCGACATAAAAACAATCACTTTGTCTGAATGTTGAGCATACGCTTTAACCATCTCCAAGTGACCCTTGTGAGGTGGCTTAAATGCACCAGGAATCAAAGCCAACTTTCTTCCGCCACGCAAATGAAAACCAGAATCGATTTCTACTGGTTCTGTGACGGCACCATCTTCCTCTTTAATCATTGCCGGAATATTGCCGCGACCATACTTGAACAATCCCAACAACTGATTCATCGGCGCAAAGTTGCCAGTAAATTTGTATGTTTGTCCGTTATAAACGAACACAAAGCCTTCGGCAGCAGTATGAATATTGTCAACTTCCTTCAGTTTCTTCATTTGTTGCTGCAAAATAACCATTGCATCTTCGTTTTTAGAATTTTTGATTGCTGCAACAGCCGTAGCAACCTCATCTCGAAGTCTTTGCACTTCCTTTTCGTTGTCAAGGATAAAAGCAGACTGCAATCCCTTTAACGCTTCGACAGAAAAATCATGCACAATGTCTTCTATTGGCCAAATTGCCATCTTTAGTAGAGTCGACTGTTCTCTGATAATATCACGAATTAATTGCTTCTGTTCTTTTGGAAATAAAGCCAATACGTCGTTGGCAGAGAATCCTTCTGCGCCCAATAAACGCTTAAGCAACATTGCCTTTGCTTCTTTACTAGCGTTTGGTACGCGCTTGTTTACCTCTGGTAACATACGCGCAACCAAATAATCCGATATCGTTTCTTCTTCAGTTAAGTGATATTTTTGCAATTCGCGATCGAGCCTAACAATTGCATGCTCATAGGGCTTCTGTTCGCTCATAAACTTGAGATAACGCACCGCGTTAATCTTAAGACGATACTCATCTCCAGCGGTCTGCTGCAAACGCTTTTCAATCTCTTGAACTGTTTTGTTCAAAAGTCTAACATTTTCGCTAACATCAGAATCTTTTACCGTGCCAGTTTCTCTTTCGAATTCGGCATGGCCAACTTGATGAAATACTAACGATTTTGTATCATAATGAATAACGTTCGAACTGCGAGGGTCCATGATTTCTGCGTTATAGAACACATTTGCGTCCGGACCAAAAATCCCAATCAGCGTTTTTTCATCTAAAGTCTGCATTGCTTTTTCGAAAGCCGCAAAAGATTCCGTAAACGTATAAGTTAAATCTCCACGATCAGCAAATTTTTCTGCTAGCTCTTGAACATTCAATCCACCAGACTTGATGTTGCCCTTGTTTCTGGCAGCTTTTGCACGATTTTCCTTGACAGAATAAGAAACATATAGATTCTGACCGTCAGTTTTTTCAGTACCGGCTAACTTTCCATTTGCAGCTTTGTAGAATATTGACTTGATATCAGTGAAAGACAGATCTGGATTTTCATACAGGTGCATCATGTGTCCTGCAACACCACCCTCCGTCAGCAAGATTCTAGAGTGTTGCATGATACTTTATTCTCCTGAGATATCGGCTTCTTGTGAATCCTTTGAAGTTAAGGCTCTGACAATTCGACGTAATGCTCTTAGGTTGTCGTCAATCATTTCGATACGTCGAACGTCCATTTGAGATTTTGGAGAGATTTTAGACAGAAGATCTTGAATTGCTTGAATTCTGGAAAAGACTCCTGATTCCTGCATTTCTCCTTCGTACAGAAGAAATCTTCTTGTCATATCATCGTGATTAATCATTCGTTGGCAATAATTCCAAAAGTTCGGCACGAGTTCGGTACTTGTCGAATGTGATACCAGCCTCAGTTAATGCCTTCATGATTTCTTTTTTTGTCATTTCTGGAACTGTTGCCGGTTCCGGAATTGAATCTACAACTGCGCTTGACGGTTCTTCTGCCAACTCTTGACCCACCTTAAACGTTTCGATCACCGTAATTGTTGGAACTTTTTCTTCAATTGCAACGGGCGCAGTTGTGACGATATCTTGCTTTGTCGGTGGCACATTGAGAACCAGCTTTTCGTGCCTCTGTTGCGCTTGTTTCTTAAGACGATTTAATACTGCAACTGGAATCATTATAGACCTCTTATAATTTTAGTTTGATTTATCGAACTGCCCAAGAAAGAAGCTTCTTGGCTGTACGACTATGACGACCCTCATAAAGCTTATCTTTTGAGCCAGGAGCACAACGCTCATAAATTTCCTTTTCTTCGGCTAGAGGCTCATCACCATATAGCCAGTTTGGTTCTGGTTCAGCGGTGAGAGTATTTGTTGCATCAGGAGTTGGAGGAACAATATCTTCGTCCATTCCAAGCTCAGTATCGGCATAGTTGTTAACATCAGTTTCTAGCCCGGCATCGCGAGGATTGCCGGTGAAGGTGTCGCCAGGACCATAAGCATCACTTGGAGTCGAATTGCCAAATTCATCAGCCGAAGACCAAGGTGCAGAAGGATCTACGTCGCCATAAGATTCGTTAAACTCACCCAACACTTCATTGACTAGCTTGTCAAGATCTTCCTCAACTAATGAACCCTTTGGCTTGTTACCAGCCTTTTCGTACTTGTATTCGTTGGCACCGTCAGATTCCTGAACCATCGCGCCCTTTGGTTTTCCTTGGGCGGGCTTCATATTTTTATCACCCTGCTCCTGAACCATTGCTCCAGTAGGCTTGCCCTGCGCTGGCTTCATGTTCTTGTCGCCTTGCTCTTGCACCATAGCACCAGCTGGCTTACCTTGAGCGGGCTTCATATTTTTGTCATTCTGCTCCATCATGAAGCGGACAACGTTGGCGACCATCTCATTAATTTGAGTCTGACCTAGTGTTCCCTTGCTTTCCTTGAGCTTACGCATATATGATTCAACAATATTGGCGATATTCTCTTTTGTGATTTTCTTTGTGTACTTGAATTTTCCTGCCTTTGGAACGTTCTTCATTCCTGTATTCTCCTTAAGACTTGGTTTTTCTTGCGTTTCAATTGGTTCTTGACCTTGACCAAGAGCACGTTTGATATATTCTACTGCCTTTTCGATTCTATTCCAATCCCGCTCTAGAAAATTGTGATCAGTTTCAACTGAAGTTGAAAATAGCTTCGTCAACGGATCTAAATCGATATGAACTCTCGCAACCTTATAATCAGATTCAGTTTTCAAAGCTCTGAACACTGCAACAGTTTCTCTTTTGAGCATTGCATCGTATTTGTGAAATCCTTTGTAATCCAATCCAGCCTGGGACAACATTGGTACGACGTTTTCTTCGAAAGCCTGTTTCAACACTTCAAGATCGGAATCTTCTTGTGTTTGCTGATATCTTTTCGCTAAAGCATTAACTCGATCAAAATTTCCGCCAATTGCTTCCATCATATTTGGTTCAACAGATCGATCTTCATAAGCTTCTGATAGATTCCATTTAGTCTTAAGGGCGCGTTCCATCAACAGTCCATTTTGTTCTTGATTCAACAAACGAATATACCTTTCTCGATTTTCTACAATATAACTAGGAGCTTTTGAATTGTTTCGACCGGTCTTTATTCCATCTTCCCAATCTCGAAAGCAGATATTTCCGATGAGCATGGCTTGCTTTTCCATGCTTCGAAGCTTCGGATTAACCTGTGCATAACCTTCTTCTGCTGCTTCATCCAAAGAGCCATCATTAAATTCGCCTTTGCAATTTTGAGCATGATGCACTAACTCGTGTGCCAATGAACGTAATATGTCTTTTGGGTGTCGCCGATCAGTATAAATTGTAACGGAATAATCTTCTGGATTATAATATCCAGTCATTCCCAAGATTTTCTTGGCATTTTCGTTATCTGAAACAAAATTGGTTTTCGTTACATCTTTATCAAATTTCATATATGGCTTGGCAAAATCATAGAAGTCCATAACCATTTCTTTTAATTCGTTTTGAATGTTACCGGTAATTTTCATCATGTTCTAAATAGACAAAATCCTTTGCAATTGCCTCAATGTGTCTGGTGTGCTCGTGTGCAAAATACCAATTCCACCAACAGCGCGAAATGGCTCAATAAATCCAGCATAATCATCAATCAAAATGTTAGGAGTTTCTCCATTTTTTGCATATGCAGATTTATCTTTTGAGGATTCCCACGATGTCAATATGATTTTATTTTTTGTAATTCCCAAATTCTTGATACACCATTCTATTTTTCCTTGCGCGCACTCTTCCGACATTGGCTTTGAAAGAATATAAGCGCGGCTTCCAATTGCCCTCCAAAGTTGTTCGCCATCAGGCATGAATGGCAACGTCGCCCAAAATTCACGATTCTTTGCTATTACGGTATGTAATAGTTTTCGAAGAGATTTCGGATTACTTTCTTTTTTGTGCATTGCGAAATCACCAACCCAAAGATAATCTCGTCCAAGATCTTGCCTAACCTGTTTAATCAAGTTTGACGATACTTCGCCGTTTTTCATTGCCAAATTACAGCGTTCTACGGCACCAAAATCGAAATTTACAAGAACTCCGTCGAGATCGCAATATAACCGACTATATTCCATTACTATGTTCCAACTCTATAAGGTTTGTTTTTTCTAATAGTCGTTACCGGAAGAGACAAGGATAGAGGAACTTGCTCAATGTTTCGAAGATGATCAAAGCTAACGCATACCGCTGATTGTATGTTGTGATTTGATGGATTAATTTTAAAGCAGCCAAAGTCAGTAGGAATTAACCAATCAAAGTAAAAGCTGCCGGTAGGTCCATCCACTTCATATCCACATTCATCAATAAGACTGATTTTATAGGTGTGAGTTGACAAGAAGCTAGCGGTTGCTCCACATTCATCAACTAGTCCCAATTCTGCAACCAAAACATCGTCCGCATAAACATCATAACCGTTAACGACTCCCGTGATCGAACTAGTATCCCACGCAATATTAATGGCTGTCTCGGAGAGTCTAAAAAAACTCAACTCTTCTGTACCACCCCAATCTGCAACTGAAGAATAAGAAAAAGAAGCCGTAGGACCAGTCACCCAAGTAATACTGTCGCAACCAGAACGAGCCTTGAGTGTATAGACTATCACCTCACCCACAGTACCAGTAACAGCAAAAGATCCAGTCGTGATTCCAACAGTACCAAGCTGAGTACTTCCAGAATAAATTCCAAAAAGATCGTAGCTACCGTCCATACTGGCAGTTGTCCAAGAGACAACTGCGTCGCCCACAGTACCAGCGCAAGTTGCATTTAATGTTGTCTCACCAAACGCGGGATCAGTACACTGCAATTCGTAAGCGCCGACATCAGAAAGACCGACGACAGCCGGGCGTCCGGCGCGATCTAAATGTTCGCCAGCAGCGTCATTGCCAGTGCCTACCAATAAAGAACTAGAACTGGCGATATCAAAATTAGATGACGCCCAATTTGTAAATGCAGCAGAAATGTGAGAACAAACAAAGTCGCTAGCACCCGGAGTTCCCGCAGTACACGTTTCATATCCATTTTTTGTCCAAGCCGCGCCAGCCTGAACCTCCATTGTCTCAAACCAACAAGAATCCACGACAACGTTCGTTTTGCTGTTAACATTTCGCAGATAATCCGTAATGGAGTTGTTTCCAAATGTACAGCGCTTAATGACCAATTGAGGATTTAAAGTAGCAGCATGTGCAATGCCAATTGCCAAATTATAAAATTCACAATAAAGAGAAGTTGAACCATTTGTACCAAATATGCCGGGCAAATATATTCCCCACGACATTGTACGAAATGTACAACGCTCAGTATAATATTGACCCCTGACACCAGCACTGCACTCAATTCCAGTACCACCAGAGGCTCCCTGCCCATAAAATATCGTATCGTAGGCGCTTAAAATTGCCCTGGACGTAGAGCCACCGTTAGTTGTCAACTGAACCGACGCGCCCGATAGCGCATTATTCGGAAAAATTGTATAGGCTTGAAATTGACAACGCCTTGCCGCCAAAATAGCATTTGACGCACCGGCTTCCAACCGAACGGCTGTACCACCAGAAGAGTTTCCGTGAATACACGTGTCATACATCGTGACGCTCTTACCGGAAGATATATAACAACAACCACCAGCACCGCCAGGAGATCCCACACAAGAAAAATCGAAAGCAGTCGAGTCCGAGCCCTCAATGCTTCCAAAAATCCAACCGTTACCGGGCACCAGCGAAGTATTATTAATTAAAGTTATCGTTATCTTGGAGCCTTTTTGATTCAGCCACGTAATATTGGCGGTCGCTCCCTTTGTAGATAAATCTTGATTTGTGTAGGAAGAGTTAGCAGCAGCTTCAAAGATGATCGTATCACCAGCACCACAAGCAGCTAAAGCCGCAGCCGGGCTGGCATACGTTGTCGGGATTAATCTAATCGTCAACTATCGTTTAAATCTCCATCTGATCAATCCATATCGTTCTCGTGTCTAAATCCAAGGAACGTAGGAAATCGTGGCTTGTCTTTTTCACCAATCGCGAAATACTTGTATTTCACAAGCTTTCCCATATAAGTATCACGATTTTGCCAAATCTGCTCACGCAAAGCTGCATCAAAACCTGTACCAATTTTAAAGTCTACGTTTGTGACGTTATCGACCACTAGAAGCGCTCCCAAGGTTTCCATAGCAACTAGTCCGTCCTTTTTGCTGGAACGCTTGGAATCCCCAAATACGTCCCTCTCCTTGGCATTCTCGTTGTGCATTAGAGGTTCGTACCCGACAATTTTTGCTTCGCTATCTTGGAACTGTTTAAGTTTAAGCAAAAGCTGTTCATTAATGGTGCTTCGACCACACTTATACTTGCCGTAAAGGCTCCGAAGAATCAAACCTTCATAACCAGCAGAAAGACATTCGTTTTCATAAGCGCGCAATTCTTCAACATTTTCAATATATTTGACTTCTACAAGACGAACAATATTGGAATTCTGACTATTGTGCCATTCCTTGAGCGCTGCATATCGATTATTAAACGGAGTAAACAAAGCATCCTCTACATAATCGAATGCGTTGTAATAAAACTCTGGTTCGCCTTCTCGATTCATGACAGCACTAACGGTTGCTTGAAAATCTTCCATATTTGCACCAACGATTTCTCCATCAACGCCCTCTGGAAGAATTCGTTCAAGAACAGAACGAATGTACTTGTTTGGAATGGGCTTGAAATTACGAGAAACAATTTGCCCATTTACCTTCAAGCATCGAATACCATCGATCTTGGGTTGAGCATAAATAGGAAACTTGATGTTGGCAACGTCTTTAACGTCAACTGCCAGCATCGGGCGAATCAGATTGCTTGACATTTAATTTATTCCTTTGTTTGATGAAATTCCTGGTGAAGCTCAACGCACAACTTATCAATTCCTTCACGATCAGGACTGTGAGGCAAACAAGTGCAAGACTTATAGAGTCCGTCAAGCTCCGCTTCGATGTTCGTTGCCCATTCGATCAACTGATCGTAGCTCCACATTCCTGCCCGAATTGCAAGAATCTGTTCTGCGTCAATATCACCACGCCAAACGTTGATCTTTCCAGTCAGCAATGCTTCCTTGCCCATCGAAAGCAAACGATAAAGATGACCACCGTGCTTGGTGTCATATCCATATTTTGCTTCAATGTCGGCACGGGCAGGGTTGCGATTTTTCTGCCAATTCTTAAACTGCTCCCAATGACGCCTAGCATCCTCGTAAGCGCGTTCTTTAAAGATCAGGTCAATCCCTTCCCGAGAAAGCCCGAGGCTCTCCAAAACAGGCTTTGTGAGCGTAAGAAGGGCATTCAAGTGCTCTCTCTGGAATGTCTTGTGAACAGTTGGCAGACCAAACAACTCTCTGGTCGGTTCAACCTTCGGAGGGTTGAGCAGCCATTCACGGTGAGTCTTAATTCTCTGCAACTGAGCAAAAGCATAACCAGCAAGACTATAACGAACCTTCTTGCTCAAAAACAAGTCTCGATTATCTCTTAGCTTCTGTCCAAGCGGAGTAATAAATCTTACTTCTTCATCTCGACAGAACAAGCTTTCGAGAATATTTGGGTTGTTTTCTGCGGCAAGACTTACAAACTTACGAAGATCATAGGCAGATCCTTCGAGCTTGATATCTCTGGAAACCTGCCTTTCCACATCATTGAGCATATCAAAGTATGCGTTCTTGATTGTTTCTGGTTTATCGAACTGTTCGAAACGCTTGGTACCGTACAGATATTCAACAGGAGGAATAATCACGCCTTTGATATCTACGTCCGATTCTGGGCGATGAATGCCATATGCTCTAGAACCAGCGATTGTAAGAAGAATTGTATGCTTGGGAATATTGAACGACATTACGTGTCTCCATCGATTGCAGATACAGTATAGCCTAGATTTAGATAAATGTCAAGCAGATTAGATTTTAATTTAATGGAGAAATAAAGTTTAGAATTTCTTGGTGATTGTTTTGAATCTGACCTTGATGAACTGCTTCCAAAACTTTGTACTGTGCTGCGCCAATCTGAGCACCAGAAAGACCTAGTTGCATTAGTTGTTCGCCTGTTACGTCAAGTTCTTTTGGTTCAATTGGCAGCTCAAGAATTTTTTCTAGCTTTTCAGCTAGATTTCTGAAACGAATATCCATAATGTTTCTGAAGACTTTCGCTACATCTTCTAATCTGGTTCTTCGAATATTCTTGATCTTGTAAAGGTTCTCTGCTTCTGTCTTGGATACGATCCTTGCGAGATACAAAAGAGCTAACAGATCCGTTGGTGCTCTGAGGATTGTTTCATCACCTCCACGAACAAAGCAAGAAACGAAAGCTGTTTTAATTGAATAGTCTGGTTCTTTATTTTGCCATTCAATAGGCTCAAAATCGACTCCAAATAAAGTTGTTCCAACGGCAAGTTTGTTCAATAGCAGAATTAGCTTTCTTGAATCAGCAAATCCCTTTGTCCACGCTTTCGTAAACTCTTCAAAGATTCGTTCTGAAGAAATTCGTCTTAATTCTGCTCTATTTTCTCGAATCGCTTGAGCAGTCTTTGGTTCAATATCAAAATTGAATCTTGTTGCAAATTGAATTGCTCTGAGCATTCTTAATGGATCTTCTGCAAAACGTTCTTTTGGAATGCCAACAGCACGAATAATACCGTTTTTGAGGTCTTGAATTCCTCCAAAAATATCAATGATTTTACCAGAAGGATCTTTTGCTAGAGCATTGATGGTAAAATCTCGCCTAGAAAGATCTTCTTCAATTGGAGCGTTAGGATCTAAGACAATTTCAAAGTCTCCATGACCAGACCCAACTCTTGTTTCTTTGGCTCTTGGAATGGCGAAATCATATTCGTCACCTTCGATGGTCGCCTTGACAACTCCAAAAGACTTGCCAACCATATTAACCTTGCCGAGAGACCGGAGAGCATTAGCAATTGATTCTAGTGGAAGACCGCATACAACAAAATCGATATCTTTTGATCTAGTTTCCTTGCCAATCATTTCATCGCGTACAGAGCCACCAATGATATATGGCTTTCCACCAGCATGCATGATTGTTCGCATAATCATCTTGACGGTTTTGCCACCGATATCAGCAGCTTCAAGGAGTTTGAAACTTTTTTGAGATTCGGCTAGCTTGCTTTCATATAGATTTTGACTGTTTTTCTCGACATTTTGATGAAATAAAAATCTAACTGGAACAAGACCGGTATAACCTAGTTCAATTAGAATTGCTAATCTATGGTTTCCTTCACCAATCTTGGCTTTTCCGTTTCTGCCAAGAACAATCATCAATGGACTTTGAATACCTCGTTCGGCAATGTCAGATTTAAGATCGTCGTATTCCTCTGGAGACATTCGAGCATTTTGTCTAGACCAAGTGTATTCTCGCCAAGGAATCAACTGCTTGACAGGATAATAAGCATGAATATGTTCATCATATAGAGCAATATTTTTTTGAACCCAATTGGTTAAAATTTCTTGAATTGAAGGTGGATTATGAGGATCGATTGCTCGATAGTCTTTTGAAGCGTAACGAAGAGATTCGTCTTCTTCTAAAATTGATTCACGAAGTACCTGATGCCATTTTTTATCGTCAAACATTAAATGTTGGTTCCTTATTACGATTTAACGTGAAATACCTCGTCAAACTGTTGATTGATCAGAGGATAATCTTGCTTGAAAGCTGCATATTGACGATCAATTACGTCCGCTGGTACGTTGCTTCTATCGACCTTGTTGGAGATATCTTTTGCAACTCGCTGCTTTGCAATTTCCGGATCGGCGTCAAATACAATGGCAATTTTCTTTGCGTTTTTGAACATCTTGAGAACGCTCATTCGATTTCTGGAACGAACATTCGTTGCGTCCAACACTGCCTTACCATATTGCTGTAGAGTCTTTCGCAGTCTTGCAAAGACGATTCCCCAAACCTTGTTCTCTTGTGACTGATCGCTAACAGAACCGGTTACTTCCCTGCGAATAGCATCTGGTTCAATAACGATGGATGGATCAAAATTCTTTCGGATATACGAAGACTTACCAGAACCGCTAATGCCAACTGGCAAATATAGTTCTGGTCGGCTATCCACCGCTTCATCAAGTCCAAACAAAGATTCAGACAACATGAAATTGTGCATGATTTCTTTCATTTTGTTTTCTGACAATGTTCTGCTTCGCATGATTACGTCCGGTTTTCCATACTTTCGAATAAAGTCGGCTGAAACATATTGAGGATCGAACGGATAACGCTTATATTCCCTAAAGCCGAATTTCTGATAAATTTTATTTAAAATGGGTATATCAAAGTGATCGAGCTTTGTTGCTCCATGCGATACGGCACTTTCAACTAAAATCTCTCCAATGCCAGCTACATCGTGCTCGTTGTTATGAACAGATACAAGATCACCGTCTGATTTGATTGCATATCCGATGTTATAGCCTTCAAGCTTGAACAGCTTCATTGTCACATAATTAGCAGTTGAATAAGCTGACAACATTTCTGGATGCTTGGCATCAGTACTGACTGACCGCAAGAATCGCTGTGGATCTGGTTTCTCAAATTCGTCGCTCTTGATCTTCTGAACAACGTCTTTTGTCTTTTCATCATTTGCGTCAGCCAACAAAGCTTCCGAAAACAAATCAAGAGCTAATGCTGTATCCGCAGCAACCTGCTTGATATTTGGATGCTTATTTTGCACTGTTTCTCAATTCCTTTACTTTGACTACTAGCTCATCAATTTCTTTGCTAAGATCCTTGTTGATTGCCAGCGTATCTGCCTTTGCCATATAGGCTAGTTCTTCAATATATGGAAATCGCTTGTCTTTTGCCAAGAAGGCAAACTGCTTGGTGTTAAGAGCTTGAAAGATATCCATATGATGCCCAATCAGACTTAGCAAAAGGTCTTTGTTTTCATAGGCAATCTCTTCGAGCACTTTTGCCGCTAGTTCCTTGCCAGCCTTATCGTGACCATAAAAGACTACCTTACCTTTTTCATCGTTCCATTTACGAGTCGAAGGCTTGCCAATATCATGCAAGAATCCAAGAAGCTCAAATAGTGTTCGTTTGGCTTCTGGAAGATCTTTTGACAACTCTCGCAATGCTGATACGACTTTTCGAGTGTGTTCCTGGGTTGTTTCGCCTAGATGAAATTTGGTATCTTCAATGCTTTCGTGCATATCTTGCCACAGTTTCCTGAATGTAGCAGACTTAGACAAGAGCATCTGAAGAGTCTGATCGTTTTCGGACTCTGAAAGCATTCGTTTTCTCCAAGATTCCATGATCGTTTTCATGCAATAAATAGCTAACTCTTCTGAAGAATCTTCATGGCTTTTTCAAGTATTTCCTTACAAGTGTTTGGAGTGATTGGAGTGATCTTCGAAGACCCCAGCAATGTACTGACCACTCGTTGGGCTTCTGAACGAATATTTTGTTCACGAACGGTTTCCCTTGCCTTTTCAAGCAAAGAATAATCTCCAACACCGACTGCATAAATCTGAGCAACCGCTAGCGGAGACAGAGACTTCCAATACTTACCAATCTTAGCTGTCTTGTAGCTACAATGCAGCATAGATCGATACTCTTCATAGACTGCAATGTCTTCTCTGGTCAAATCGTTCTTTGTCATGATAGATCAATTTCCTCTCTAGAAATGATTTCACAAGCCACATTGCGGCTTAGTCTGATTAGTCTTCCCTCCACAATAAAGCAAAGATCGTGTAGCATATTTCGACATTCACTTTTCACGCAAATTGCTAGCGTATCCTCTGGATATAGAATTTCCATCGTAAACACTGGCGATATGAGTTTATACACTTTTCCAATATGCCAGATACGTTTCATTTCGACAACACTGCTCTCTCAAAACCCAATTGACGTTGAATAAAATCTGCCATATATTGATAGTCGCCCTTTGTGGTGAGAAAAAGAAAATTATATTCATTTTCTCTCCAATATCCAACAAAGATAAAAATTGCTTCTCGATCCAAAAAGCTCTTGTATGCTTCGCCTGGGATAAAAGTAACAGTATCCTCTTTGCACTCCCAATTGTCTGCAACAATTTTGTACTCCCAATTGTCTGCAACAATCGTTTTTTGCTTGAAAGAAGGGCGATTTAAAATTTCGCTGATTCGTTCGTTATTCATATGTTGACCAATTGCTACTTGGAGCCAAAAGTCCCTTATCTTTCCAATAGTTATAGCTCGTCCGAAGAGCAGTCTCAAACTGTTCGCTGGTCATATTGGTAGCTGTCCCACCGTCTGTCTTGAAATGATTGGCAAGCAGCGTTCCAACAGTCATTGGCTCTGGTTCATCAGTGATTCGAGCATTGATAGAAACAATATTCCACTCATGATCGACTTGTTCGTTATCTTCTGCAAGAACATCTCGATGATAGCAAATCACATTAACTGCCTTTGCAGGACTCTTGGTTGCTCCGGGTCGATAAACAAGAGTCGTCTTTCTAGGAGTCTCTGAACCAATTCGAGACTCATAGTTTCCAACAAGAGTGTCACCAGCTTGCAGATAGACTACCGGAGAAAAGAATCCAGAAGGATGAATATCGACCTCATAGACTCCTTCCCGATAACTGACAACTCGCTTAGACCAGTTTAGCTGGACGCGCTCAATCAGATCTGCTTCGCTTAGGTTCCAGTGAGTAAACCTAGATTCTGGAGTGTGACGAGCAAGAATAGGATGAAGTCCGATATCAACGCTCACGTGATAGCTGCCTTTCGATATTGCTGTTACTTAGGAATCCTTTGGTCCAAGCTCTCAGAGATTCGGTTCCCATTCGATTCTCAACTCCGTTAACCAACATGATCAGTCTATCATAGTGGATTGGGGTTGTCAACAAAGAAGAACCGATCAGATCGGAGTTAATTCGAAAATATGGACTCCAAAAATCAAGAATCATTTCAGAGTCATGCATCACTTGAAAGTGAGTGCATTCAATCACCAGATTGAACGGATTCGGATTCATTTTCGATATCCTCAATTTTGGCAGACCAAGAAAAGATCTTGCTTAGGTTCCATTTGGCATATTCGTTGGTAAAAATGTTGTTGACAGTTAGCCAATCATTATCAACAAACAGGATACTGCTATCGCTATCGCTAACAATAGGATTTAAAGAACGAAAATAGCAAATGTTGCCTAGGCTCGATATTTGGAATGTTCCATCGTTACCGTCCTGCTCAACAAAATATCTGATCGGAATTGCTGTTTCTTCAAATGGATGAATCTCAATGCTTAGTCGTTGCTTTTTCATTTAATCTATACCTCTTTCTTTTCAATCCATCGTTCATATTGACTGTAATTGCTAACAGAAGTTGGTAGTTTGCATATAACTGCTTGATCGACGCTGAGAACGTCGCACATCAGGCTACTTTCGTCTTTCGATACAATAATCAACAGATCGTCTTTGTTGAGCATTGTATCTTGCAGAAGAATTCGATCTTCTTTGATTATAAGCGTATCGCCAACATTGCAACTGAAAATACACTGTTCGGTTAACTTTTCTCGTTTTGAATGATTGGAGTGTTCGCTGCCCCAACGATTTTTGGTAATGACGCCAAATTTGTCAATAATGAGATTGGCTACAAAACGAGCAGAAATGTCATTAAGAGAACTATTGTAGGTGCTAGCACCAAGCTTTCTTGATTTGAATATTGACGTAATTGGTTGATTATTCCACATTGCTTTGCTCAATATGCCACTCTCCATGAAATACTTTATATGCCAACAAACTGATATCCAATGAACGACTCTTTTGCTCTTCTGTCCAAAACACCAGAATTTCTTTATTATTTTTTTCTAAAATAATCCCAAGTTGGACAGATCTGTTATCAATGATTGCACAACCAATCAGATCGTCTGGAATACTGGAAGCCCAATTGGATTCGATATTGTGGCTCAAAGACTGTCTTCTTTGTTGAGAGTTGTTGATTGTTGCTTCTGTACCGACTTCAGTTGATTGTTCGAAGGTAATCGTTCAAGAGCTTCCCAAAGAAGATGTAATTGTGTCATTTTGAGCAATGTTCCACTGTCGAGATGAAGAAACACAAGATGATTTGGAACTTTCTTGGTTGCATGCGCAATTCGTTCAGTCAATATTACCAATTGATTATTTTGAAGGTTTAAAAAATTATGATCGTTATGAAGCGCAACGACATAAAATTTGTTCCTATTTTTAATCTTTAGTACAGTTCCAATTGGAAGCGAAGACAATTTAAACCTCTGTTAAAAAGAGAATCACTCTGCTACTGGTATAAATGAGACGCATCTCACCAGTTTCGATATCGAGCATTGAAGCCGTTAGACGATCATTAGAATCTTTATGCTCTTCAATACAAAGCAAAGGTCCAACTGGCAAAGTACTGTGCCTATATGTCTTGCCAATTTCGAGAGCATTAACCAATTTGAAGACCTCCGTTTTTTATCTGCCTACAGTATAGCAACAGAGCAACCGATTGTCAAGGATTATGTGATGATCGGTCCGATTGCCAAGGATTGTGTGATGATCGGTTGCCAACTAGAATCCAATTTAGAAATAAGTTGTTTGGTTGTTTCGATATTGAGAAATCTTCCCCACTCTCTGCTGTCTCCATCGTATTCATAAAGAAAAATATAAGGCTCATGTAAAAGCGTTTTATTTGGCTGAGGATGTGTTATATAATATACGTTTCCAACAATAAATTTATGCATTTTATAACACAATTGGTTTAATACAGTCTTCACGAAAAAGCCAAAAAAGTTTTGTCGAACATAGATCCAATCCAACATAACAGTCATATTGACATGTCGAAAAAGCCACTGCTAATCGATCAACGACAAGAAATAATTCTGATGCATCGAACTTTTCCGACGTAAAAGACAGTTCCCATTGATTTTTATGTTGAGCTACTTCCCATTTACGATTTCCGTTGTCGTTTTCATCATAATAATGGCACAACGATCCGATCAAGTTATTCATTTTCATTAAAATTTGATTGCTCCATTGGTTTGATGCATGCTCTGTTTTTGATCTCAAATAGGTTGCCTGTTGGAACATGCAAGAATCGATAAGCAAGATCCTTTTCATTGTATTCTACAAATACGTTTGGATGAGTACTCCAGATAAAAATGGGATTCCACCCGTTACCATTGAGAGGATATCGCAATAGACAGATTTCATTTGGTATCAGCGATTTAACGCTATATACGTTTCCAATAACAAGAGAATCAGGAGTCATGTTTGTTTACGTCTCAATTAGGTACATTCGTTCAGAGCCAGTATAGTACGTATAATTTGCATGGCTGAGATTTGATCTTCCTTCAATATCCCAATCTTGAATCTTGCCGTTTTCAAGATTTAGGCAAATCCAATTATCTCGAAAGCATCCGATTCCTTTTGCTATCGTAAGCCAATATGTGTCTTCTTTTGCAAATCGATATACTTGACCAACGGAGACAATAGGGTTTAGATTGTTGACTGCTTGATTCATTTAGTTTTTCTTCAAATCAATCTGCTCAAAGAAATCGATCATTGCAGAAATGTTAACAATCTGATTTGTATCGATCTCAAGAAATGTACGCTTTGTTCCATATGCTGCATCAGCAGGAATTCCAAGAAACAGATATAGCGAAGATCTGTATGTCACGTTTGATTCATACGGCAAATAGGTTCCAATTCGATATACAGAGCCAACATGGAGATCGAGAGTAAATTGAGGTTTGGGAATATACTTTTGTGTAATCTGTTCAATAAGATTACTATTCATTTATTGTCAACCGTGATCATCAAGCTGATTTTATATGGAGCACAACGCACAATTTGTGCTGTATTCAAATCAAGAAACATAAATCGATATGTTGGCTCTGTTGTAATATGCAAAGTTATTTTTTCGACAAACATTAGAATATGTGGTTTTTCTTTGGTAAATTTAGTTGATTTAAATGTATACAGATTGCCAATTTTAAGCTTCGATGGAGTTGCCATAATCAAATCTCAATTTGTTGAATTAAGTTATCATTAATTCTTTGTTGCATATCCGCAGAACAATAAAGCTCCAAAGTTTCTAAGTCAAGAGTTGTATAGAAGTACGACCAATCACTTCTGTTGATCACGGTGAATGGTGCAGAAAATCTTGTGGGCTGCTTCTTGTTTCATTGCCGTATTGTTCCTGTCCGATGATCAAACATTTTCGATCCTTTCAGAACAGAGTATAACAGATCGAAGGCTGGCTGTCAAGGACTGTTTGTATAACAGATCGAAGGCTGGCTGTCAAGGACTGTTTGTATAACAGATCGAAGGCTGGCTGTCAAG